CAGTCGCCGACATGGGCTGATGGCCTGCCGATCAAGGTCAAGGCCTGGATCAACAAGCGATACATGAAATGACCGACCCGTTCGAGGATTTCGCCGATCGCAATTCGACCGCGTACAATCGTGCGCGCATGCGTGCGGCCGAGACCAAGGCCGAGCGCGAGCTAGCCAAGAAGCAGTTCGAGCGTGACTTCATCTTCGAGGAGTGGAAGAAGTGGCATGAGGAGCGCAAAGTAGCGCTGCTCGCGGGTCCGCATGGCGAGCAGGCGCAGGAGCTGTGCTATTTTCTCGAGACGATGACCATCGCGGACGCCGCGGCGCTGGTCGAGCTGGTCAAGCGCGGGGCCTGGCACGAGACCAACGCCGACACGCGCTTTCTGGTTCAGACACTGATCGGCCGCACCATCATGTGCGTACGCGAATGCGAGGGTCTGCCGCCGTTCGACGATCCGCTTCCGTTTAGTGATGAAGAGTTGAACGCGTCGCTGATCATCAGGGAGTTGCTGAAGTGACCATCCATCGCGTCCATGGCTGCATCGCGTTTGAGTGTGACGGTTGCGGCGAGGTACTCGAAACCAATCAGGGAGATTTCTACGATGCACTCGCAGAGCTTAAAAAGACGGACTGGAGAATAATAAAGGTCGTAGGTGGGCACACCGAAACGTGGGAGCATCGTTGCCCTGATTGTGAGGATGAAGAAGAATGAGCATCATCAAAGAGGCATTCGAGAAACACGCGCGCAGTGCGCGGCAGAAGTTCAAGCGCGCCCGCGAGCAGACCGTCGGCGCCAGCGAGATCGGCCAGTGTGCGCGCAAGATTTGGTACCGCAAGCATGGGCATCCGTACGATGAGAACTACGCCGACGGCTGGGGCGCAGCACGCCGCGGCAACGTGTTCGAGAAGAGCTTCTTCGTGCCGGCGCTGCGCAAGCACTACGGCGATAAGCTGATCTTCGCTGGTGGTCAACAGCAGCGCTACGTCGACAAGCTGTTGAGCGCAACGCCCGACGGCATCTTGATCGACCAGCCGCGCAATCTGCTTGCACACCTAATGGTGCCCGACATCGGGCCCAGTCGCTGCGTGGTGATCGATTGCAAGACCATCGACCCTCGTATTAACCTTTCGGAGCCGAAGGGTGAACATGTCTTCCAAGTGCAGGTGCAGCTCGGGCTCGTGCGCAAGCTGACTAAATTCAAGCCGGACTTTGGTATTTTGGCCTACACCAACGCCAGCTTCTTCGACGACAACGTGGAGTTCGTTGTTAAATTTGACCCAGAAGTATTTCAAGAGGCAGTTAAAAGGTCAGTCGCCATCATGACCAGCGTCAACGCCTCGGACCTGAAGCCCGAGGGCTGGATCGACGGCGGCGACGAATGCAAGTATTGCCCATTTCTAGCTAGCTGTAGGGCCCTGCGGGGTCGGGTGCCACTAAATGATGATGTGGCGCAGGACAAGCAGTTTATAGCGGAGCTTGTGGACCTGGCAGGGCAGGAACGTGCAGCCCATGGCAAGGTTGATGAGGCCTCAAAGGCCCACCGTGAGCTACAAGAAAAAATTAAATCGAGGATGAGGGAAAAGGGCTTGCGCTTTATCAAGACCCGTGAACTTAATGTGACGTGGTCGGCCGTGAAGGGCAGACCGTCATACGACATGGTGGGGATCAAAGCAGCTGCAGCCGCAGCCGGCATTGACCTCCAGCGGTTCGAGACAGTCGGTGAACCTTCCGACCGATTGCTAGTCAGCGTCACTAAACAGGATCGTTTGGTGACGCGGAAGCCGTGAGCCGAGCGCGGCGCTTTGATCTCGGTCATACAACGTTGAGGACTTCAACGATGGCTAACAACCTGCAGACTACCTCGTCACTGACGCCGGCGGAAATCGATCCGTTCGATGCGTTCGGTAACGAGTTCGGCGGCCAGACGCATATCCACGGCCACCTCCTCCGCTTCACCAAACATGGTGATTACAAGTACGGTCAAGACCAGGAAGAGATGGACGAGGGCACGCGCATGCTGGCCTACCTGCCAGGCCTGATGAAGGGCATGGTCAAGTGGGAAGATCAGAGACCGGTGAAGCACTTAATCGGTCTGGTGGCGGAAGGCTTTCAGCCTCCCCTGCGTGAAGAACTCGGCGACCACGACAAGTCGAAGTGGCGCGAGCTTAGCGGCCAGCAGATCGATCCGTGGCAGTTCACGGCCTATCTTCCGATGCTCGATGATCAAGGCGAGCTTTATACGTTCGTCACTTCCTCGAAGGGCGGACTGGGCACGCTGAGCGAGTTGAGCAAGTCGTTTGCAAGACGGCGCAAGATGCATCCGAACGATATCCCAATCGTGAAGCTGCTGCGGCGCTCGTATCAGCACGCTGAGTTCGGCGAGACGTTTGCGCCGGTGTTCAGGGTAGACGGCTGGTCCAAAATTCCGGCGGACTTCGACGAGCTGAAGAGCGCGTTGACGAACGGCGGAGCGGTGGATGCGATCGAGGACAAGGCCACTGAGGTGTTCGTGTCCAAGACCACCAGGGCCAAGCCGAAAGAGAAGGTGCAGGAGCGCCCAGCCAGAAAGGCCGCGAGCGGCAAGAAGGGCGTGCGCTTCTAAGTTCACAGCGTTCTAGCCGTCTGCCTCCCCGTCCGCAGCGGGGTCGTGAGAACTTCTACGACGGGAGCATCGATGGCTCCCTGTTCCCGTCGCTCTGCGGATCAATCATGCCCAAGCGCGTTCAAGAGACGGAGTGCCTGCGCGCTGTTCTCCATTACGCTGACCCCGCCAAGAGCTACGGCTGGAGCTTGTTTCCGGCTTACCTCAAGGACGGCAAAAAGAAGAGCTTTCTGTCGGCCAAATACGCGCCTGGTGGCGCAAACTGGGGCGCGACCGCGGACCTCGGGCAGCTGCGCAAGAACTTCCTGCGCTACACCACGGCCGGCGTCGGCCTGCCCACGGGCACTGTGAATAACCTCATTGTTGTTGATGTTGACACCATCAAAGGCCATGGGGTTGATGGCAAGGCCGCGCTCAGGGCGCTGGAGAAAAAGCACGGCAAGCTGCCGAAGACGCTGATGGCGAAGACGCCCAGTGGCTCGGAGCATTATTACTTTAGGCGCCCAGACGTACCTTTCAAGCTCAAGAGCATGACGATCGCGGCCGGCGTTGATGTCAAGGCCGATGGCGGCATGGTGATCGCACCCCCAAGCACGCGCCCTGACGGCAAGTGTGAGTGGGTCGATCCTGATGTAGCGATTGCGCCGGCGCCGGACTGGCTAATCGACGAGATCAAGGACGAGGATCACCAGGGCAACGGCCACGATCCGTTCGCAGAAGGCCTGTACGAGCCGCTGAGCGAAGACAAGATTACTGAGGGCTGCGAGATCATCGCGACTAGCCTGCCGAACGACGATGACGATTGGGACAGCTGGAACACCAAAGGCTTGAAGATTGTCGCGGTGGCGCCTGATGATCGCGGGTTTGCAGCATTCGACGGTTATTCGCAGCGCTCGAACAAGTACGACGCCGACGTCACTCGCGACAAGTGGAACAAGTTTCACACCTCACCACCAACTAAGATTTCGCCTGGTTCGTTCATTCACCTGGTCAGGGAAGCTGATCCCGACTGGAGCCCGCGGGGTGATAGTGATGAGCCGGCCGAGGAGTGGAAGACCAAGCCGAAGACCAACGGCGCCACTCCACCCACGGATGTGGGTATCCCCATCGATTTGTGGAGCGGATCACAGACCTCGGTGGCGTTGCCGCGCGGACTGCTGCCATCGATCATCGAGGCCTTCGCATTTTCTCATGCTGATCAGAAGGGCTGCGACCCCGCCGGCTTCGCGCTTGGCGCACTGGTTGCATGCTCCACCGTAATCCCCGACAAGATCAAAATACAGCCTAAGCGCAACGATCCTGGATGGCGGCAGAGCGCACGGTTTTGGTTTGGCTTGGTCGGTGATCCAAGCACGATGAAAACAACGATTTTCAGCGAGACTATGGCTCCAATTGATCGCATCAACCGCAAGATGGTGATCGAGTACATGAAGGCGATGGAGGAGTGGGAGCAGCTCGATAGGGACGAGAAGCGCGAAACGCCCAAGCCCACAAAGGAGCGGATCAAGATTGAGGACGTTACGGTCGAGGGCGTTCAGCAGATCATGGCTGACAGCCCTGAAGGTGTGATCCTGTGCCGCGACGAGTTGTCGGGCTACTTCGGCGGGATGGATCGCTACAGCGGTGGCAAACGCGGCAGCGCGAGCTTCGATCGTAGCTTCTATTTGCAGGCCTACGACGGCCGCTCCTACACTGTCGATCGTGCCAGTGCCGACTCCAGGCACATCGAGAACTTGAGCATCAACATTTTTGGAGGCATCCAGTCTGATGTGATCCGCAAAGTAGTGCTGGAGGCTTCGCACGACGGCCTGATCGAGCGCTTCAACATGATTATGCTGCGCAGCGCCACGGTCGGCAAAGACGTGCCGGTGTCGCCGGAGGCAAAGCTTTACGAGACACTGATCGACAAGCTGTACAAGCTACGCAAGCGGCACGATGATGACCTGGTCAGGTTCGATGATGAGGCCATCAAGGTGCGCGAGGAGTTGGAGCACAAGCACCTCAGGTGGGCTGAGCTGACCCGCTCCAGCAGTCCGCGCCTGGCGTCACACATCGGCAAGTACAACGGAATGTTCGCGCGCCTGTGCTTGCTCTGGCATGTGATCGAGCACCACGAGGACGCCTGGCAGGCTGATATCGATCTCGATACCGCGCGACGCGTCGAGGCCTTCCTGCACAAGTTTCTTTTACCGCATGCAGTGACGTTTCACTTCAACGTGCTCAACACCAGTGATGACCACGAGAAGCTGCGCGCGATCGCCGGCTACATCCTCGCTAATGATCACCTGGAGACGCTTACCAGCCGCGATATCCAGCGCGGCACTAACAGCCTGCGTGGTCTCGAACGCAAAGAGATCGAGCGCATTTTTGATCAGTTGGACGCCTACAAGTGGGTGGACCGCTTGCCGCCGAAGCGCGCCGGCGGTCCTTCACACTGGAAGGTCAACCGCCAGGTCCATGAGGTTTACCATGAAACAGCCAGGCGGGAGATCAAACGGCGCCAAGAGGTGCGGGAGTGGCTGACTGAAATCCTACCGCAAGAACAAGGCAGGAACTCAAAGTCGTGACAGTGTCGACAATCTTTCGCGCGGAGGTTTGTAAAATGCAATCAGCAGGCGAACAATGTCGACAATGTCGTACGCGCGTACGGGTATAGATTATTAAAGAGGTTTTTTCTTCTTCTATGCCACAGCGGACGGACTCGCGCGCGCGTACGACAATGTCGACAATGTTGCAGGAGGCTAGGGATGATTGCCGATCAAAATACTTGGCCCGCGTTCAAAGTGGAGTGCGAAGCATGGCTTGCGGGGGATTTGCGAATAGAGCGTGCTGAGGGATCGGTGTTTCACCAGCTTGTTGAGGCTTGGTGTGTTTCTTGTTTGGACCGTCCAACAGCTCTCGGGCGCTATGATGGTGTGTTTCATTGGTTCGATTCTCATTTGGAGTTTGTGAAGACCTGGATACGCTGGATGCTGGTCGGTGATCCTGATCTCGGCTTCATCGACAAACACTATCGGGTGTGACGATGCCACGAGGCAAACGCAGTCTAGGATTTCCGACGATCAAAGAAGCTGTAGCTGCAGTGAGGGAGATCGTCGGCACGCCGGCCAGTCCGCGTTACAAATTGGACGAAGAGTTTTTTCACCCGCTGCTGCAGCGGTTGTTTATCGAGCAGCCGTACTGGTGCGAGCCACCTGGTCCGCGGTGCACGAAGTTCAAATGGACAACGCGTGTGCTGGCGTATGGTGCGACGACCGAGTGGCAGTTCATGGCGTACTGTGAGGAGGATGGATGGAAGAAAGCGAATGGTGGGAATGGCTGGAAGAGCGTGTCGTGGCGCAAGGCTGTCAGGTGGTACAAGTTTGATATTGTGAAAGAGTTGCGAGAGGTTGCTGATCATCGGATCAGTATTCTCACGGCCACGCATCGGGAGCAGTTTCGTTTTTGTGAGCAAGAGGGATGTACGCGGTTCGCTGATCACGTGCATCATTGTGTGATGACGCGAAAGGAGATCGTTGATGAGGCATTGGCTGATTTGAGTGACGAGGAGTTCGACAAGATCAGGGAGCTGTACGATTGGTTTACGGATGCGGTGTTTGCGTTGCCAGACGAGCACAAGTTCATCCAGGCGATCATTGCGCGGCACGGACCTGGTACGATGCGATCGTTGTGTAGGAAGCATCACAACGATGCGCATGGGCATCAGACGCACGGAGGTGATAATGACGGTGCATGAATTACGTTGCTGGCCGGAGTTCTTCGCGCCACTGCTGAGCGGGGAGAAGACCGCGGAGCTGCGCTACAACGATCGCGACTACCAGGTTGGGGATATCTTGCTGTTGCGTGAGTGGGAGCCGAAGGGAGAGGTGTACACTGGGCGCGAGTGCAAGCGTGTGGTGACGCACGTGCTGCACGGTGCCGGCACGGTTGGAGTGATTGCGCCGCTGCGTGGCTTGAGCTTGAAATATGTAATGCTATCGTTGCAGGAGATGGGCCAGGCCGAGTTATGGAGAGCAGCATGAGGGACATTCCAGGCACGAGCAGAATTTTTCAGGGCGGTCAGATGGTGCGTACGATCGTGTGGCGTGAGATCGCGACGGCGCCGAGAGATGGGAGGATCATCGAGGTTGCTTGGATGGAGGGACCACTGAAGGGGCGCACGCCGAAGCGTACGCAGTGGGTCAATGGGGAGTGGTTGGGTGGCTATCACCCGACGCACTGGAGGACAATCGAGAGGATCGGGAGACAGTGGCAAGGACGTTGATGGAAATACGGAAGCGCGAAGATGTTTTGATTGATAAGCTTTGGGACATGATCAAGCAGGAGGCGGACAAAGAAGTGAAGGCGGTGTATTTGGAGTTGGTTGCTGTGCTTATGCGACAGCAAGCGGAGAGGCCACAGACGAGATGATGAGATGCAGCGAGAGCATCGGGAAGCGGCAGGTGCTGAGTCGGATCACATCAACCGTACCGATGTCTCTCGCTGCGCCAAAAAATATTTTCGTTGGAAATTCTCCAATGCTTCTGGAGAAAGATTGCTGCTAAGTCATTGATGTTCGAGTTGAGTACGCAGAAGCGAATCAACACGCCTGGAAAATTTGTTGACAGTGTGCTAGGATGCTTGCGCTTGAAGAAAAGGCCCGACGCGAGGTCGGGCCAAGTCATCTGTAACGGAGAACGATCATGGCGAAACGCCGTGCAAGGGTCAAGCTCTCCAAGGCCCAAATTTTGGAGAATGACAGCAACAAGTGGCAAGCTAAGAAAGCAGCTGCGATCGAGCAGCTGATTAAGTCGATGGCTCACCTCAAAGATGTTGAGCGACGTCAGCGACGCCTCGACAAGGCGGTGGCCAAGCCCAAGCCGAAGCGCAAGGCGAAGACGTTGAGCGAGAGCAGCTCGGACATCGCGAGTGCGATGATCCAGGGCAAGAGCTTTGAGGAGGCTGAATCACCTCCGCAAGCTAAGCTTGATGACCGTGAGTCGAGAATGAAGGCGATGGGTTTTCGCAAGACTAGGCGCCGAAATGAGAAGGCTCAATCGGTAGTAACTGGTTGATTGTAATTGCTGATTAGCCCTGAGGGTCGCGTTGAAAGGCGCGGCCCTCTTCTTTGTGTGCGTGCTTGTGGGGGCTTGTGTTTGAAACCCGACAGGTGTAAGGCGAACTTGGTACGGGTGGTATGACACACTCGCGGGATATCGAGATGTAGGCGCAAATGTCGGACTGGGCATTGGCAACAACTCCGCCCAATGCGGAGCATCTTGTTTCAGCCGATCTTGCGCGCCTCAACTATTCCCACTTGTTTTTCAAACGGCGCACCACGCGCGTATGGCATGGACGCATCGTGCTGTCGATGCCGCCGGCGTTTCCGCGTTACGTGATGGTGCCGCTTGAGCAGTGCTGGGACATCTTGCGCGATGTGTGGCGCGTGATGGGTATTGTTTGCTTTGGTGAGACTGTAGCTCGGGTGCGTGGGCGTGAAGTAGAGGCGCTAGTCGAGCGTTGTGGTGGCGGTGACGTACTGCCGCCTGATGTGGTGCCAGAGCCATACGCGCGTGGGGAACGCGTGCATGTCGGTGGCACTGGACTGATCTCAGGACACGATGCGACCTACGACAGCGTGACTGAGGAAGGCAAGTTGAGGCTGGTGTTCGACATGATGGGACGCATGGTCCCGATCGATGTCGATGAACGCGATGTCTTCAGCATCGCGAAAAAAGCAAAGCGACGTCGACGGCGCAGGCCCAATCGACGACATAGAAAAGCGGCGTGATCAACGGTTCAACCGGATTGCTTTTCGTTTGACTAGACGCCACTGGACATGAAGCCCATGTCAGGGGGCGACGCTATGTGCGTCGCTTTACGTTTATGACACGACGCAAAAACAAAGTTCACTCGTCACCGACACCAATGGTGACCAGTGCGAAGAAGAAATTGTTTTTGGAGCGGCTCAAGGATGGCGATGCGCCAGGCTGTGCCGCCGCTGCAGTTGATGTTGCTCGTTCGACTGCGTATGCCTGGAAAAAAGACGATACCGAGTTCAGCGCGCTATGGGATGATGCTGTTGCGACATATCTCGACTCGATGGAGACCGAGTACGTCAATCTCGCAAAAGATGATCCTGAGAACGTCGCTGTTCGTGCGAGGATCATCGAGTACACGCTGAGCCATCGGCGCCGTGATCAGTGGGGCGAGCGCGATGATAATCAAGCACCAGCTACGCAGAACAATTATTTTCTTGATGTCACGATGCAGGAGCGGCTCGAACGTCTCGATCGATTAGGCTTGCCGCGGCCAGTGTTCGAGAGCGATCGTGAAGAGGACTATGCTCCACAAACCAACGACGATCCATGAGGACCTGACGTCTCGGGTTGCTGACACACAGTACGGCGAGATCGAACTTGCCGAAGCGCTTAGAAATTTCTGGCACTATCGCATTTTGATGAACCCACGTCTGCGCTTGCAGAACATGTGGTTCCCGCGCATGCTCGCGACCAAGCTGCGCACATTCTATAACGATTTCAAGGCCGGCAAGAAGCCGGTGATGCTGTTGTGCACGCCGCCACAGCACGGCAAGTCGCTCAGCGTAATCGACTTCATTGCCTGGTGCGTTGGTCACGATCCAGAGCTGCGCGTGATCTACAGCTCGTTCTCGGATCGCCTCGGTATCCGCGCAAACTTGCGCATGCAGCGCGCGCTTGACAGCAAACTCTATCGTCTATTGTTTCCGAATACGCGGCTCAACGACAAGCACATCGTCACCATCGCCGAGCGATCGCTACGCAATCACGACGTCTTAGAGTTCGTTGGGCATGAGGGCTACTTCCGCAACACGACGGTGCTAGGCTCGATCACTGGTGAAGCGCTCGACCTGGCCGTGATCGATGATCCGATCAAAGGACGTGCTGAAGCGCAGTCGGAGCTGCAGCGCGAGAAGACCTGGAACTGGATGACCGATGACGTGCTCTCGCGCTTCTCTGAGCACGCTGGCATGATCATGATCATGACGCGTTGGCACGTCGATGATCCCGCGGGCAGGATGATCGAGCACTTCGGCAAGCACGTGACCGTGGTGCGCTTCCCTGCTCTCGCCGAGCACGATGAGCTGTATCGTAGAGCAGGCGCGCCGCTGTTTCCTCAGCTCAAGTCGCTCGAGTTTTTGCTTGAGCGCAAGAAGCTCTACACGCAAGCATCGTGGGAAGCACTCTATCAGCAGAACCCGTTTATCGTTGGCGGTGGCATCTTCCCGATCGACAAGCTGGTGCCGCTGCAGGTGATGGATCGTTCGCGCATCTTGAAGAGCGTGCGCTTCTGGGACAAGGCTGCGACCGAAGATGGTGGTGCGTTCACTGCTGGCGCACTGCTGCACATGACGAAAGATAATCGCTTCATCATCGAGCATTGTGTGCGTGGTCAGTGGTCGTCGCTTGATCGCGAGGAGCGCATCAAGTTCTGGGCCGAGCATGATCGCAACAACAGCCGGCCAGGCGCGTATGAGGTGGGCGTTGAGCAGGAGCCAGGAAGCGGCGGCAAGGAAAGCGCGGAGAGCACGATCCGCAACCTTCGTGGCTTCAAGGTCTACGCGGACAAGGTCACGGGTTCGAAAGAGGTACGAGCCGAGCCGTTCGCTGCGCAGGTGCAAGGCGGCAACGTCTACATCGTCGCCGGCAACTACCAAGTTGATCTGCTTGATGAGATGGTGTCGTTCCCTAACGGCAAATATCGCGACCAAGTTGACGCTTGTTCGGGGGCGTTCAACCGACTAATCTCTGGGCCGGTGTACAACCTGTTCGGAGGCGCGGTTGATTGATGGCGTACCTACGCAGTAAAAAATGTCTGGTGTGCAAGAAGCTCGTGTATGCCAGGAATTTTTGTAGAAAGCATTACGAGTACAATCGAAAATACGGTGACCCCTACATCAGGCCACCGATAGGAGCGCCACGAAAGGGTGGGTTGAGTTGGGTCAAGCAGCATGTGAATTATCGTGGTCGACGTTGTTTGCTTTGGCCGTTTCCAAGAAGTGGATCAGGTTATGGTCAAGTGCGAACTGAAGAAGGGAGACGAATAGGCGCTCACGTGTTCATGTGTGAATTAGTGAACGGTTCAGCGCCTTCGGATCAATATGAGGCATCACATCTGTGCGGACGTGGGAAGTTAGGGTGCGTGCACCCCAAACATGTGATTTGGGAAACTCCGTCCGAGAACAATTTGCGTAAAAGAAAACATGGGACAGATTTTCGTGGCGAGCGCGGTACGAATGTCAAGTTGACAAATGCTGACGTGATTGAGATTCGAAAACGAGTAGCTGCCAAAGAAGTGCAATGGAAAATTGGAATGGACTATGGAGTAGGCAGTCGGGCGATTTCTAAAATCGCAACTCGGGTTACGTGGCGGCATATATGACTGAGCGCGTCGAGGTGTTCAAGCGGGTCATGGATCGCTTTCTGGCTGATCTCCTCGATGGTAAGGTCAGTGATGAAGAGGTCGACGCAGTGCTGCGTGCGCTTCACCATCTGCAACGCCTGCTGAAAGAGCACGGGGTTGTGCATTGAGCTACATGACCAAGATGCAACCGTTTTGTCCGTGGTGCCACAGGGAGAGTGGCAATACCGTTGTGGTTGACTTTCCCAACCCACCGATCGTGCAGACAGTTGATCTGATCTGTGCCGAGTGTGCGTGCGAGTTCACGCTACGCGTCGCGCACGATGGCATGAACACGATGCAACGAATGGTGCGCGTGCACGATCTCAAGCTGCTATGATGTCAAAGCTCGATACGATGACCGTCGGTGAGGCGATGGACGAGTTCATCGAGCATCTAAGAATTGAGATCGCCGATGGCACGCTCACTAAGGATGAAGAGGAGCTGCTGCTAAAGCTGCTCGACGCGCCGAGAGGCGAGAAGCTCACGCAAGCGCAACGCGATCAGCCATTCGTGGAGTTCGTTGCAGAATGCCTACGCAAGCAGAACGAGCACTGACGGACGAAGAGATACTTGATCGGATCAGCAAAATGACGCTCGCTGAAGCACTCAAGTTTCTCGATGATGAGCAAGACAAGATTAAGCAAAAGATGGCCAACACTCTGATCGAGATACGCAGAAATTGTCGATCAGATTTTGCGGATCGAGTAGAGAAGCACATGCTGGAGAATGATCTGCTCCCGCGTGGACCGAAAGCGAATTGATGTTGCGGCGTCGCTTCCTGGTTGGGTTAAGTGCGTTGCTATGCGCGCCGGCGATCGTGCGCTTCGAAAGCATCATGCCGGTGCGCGCGATCGTGATGCCATTCAGTGGACCGGTGCTTGAGGTGATTGGCATCGATGGTGAGATAGAAAAATTGACCGCGGTCGACGAGACCACGGTCAAGAAGATACTTAACGCCCAACTTGTTTTTGTTCGCTAGCGCTGCCGTTGCATGGCTTCGTCGCGCGCCTTCTGTGCCTCTCGCTCTTGCTGCAGCTGCTCTGCAGTCTTTGGGTTGCCTGGGTGCTGTGGGTTAGGATTTGGCGGCTTCTGATCTTCCGCCTCTTGATCCTTCTTCTCGGCCATTGTCGCCTCTCAGGTTGACGCCCTGGTGGCAATACAATTCACTGGAGCTTGACCAGTTCCATGAAACGATCTGAGCGCATTCAGCGACTGCTGCGTGCAGCTAGCACCAGGACGTCTTACCGCTATGCGGTCGGTGGTCGATTGAAAACGCGAGACAAGCCGCGCGCAGTCACCTTGCGCTATGGCTACACTGAACAGGGGCCGACCGGACCCCTTTGCTCAATCTGCGAGGAGAGAACGATGCCGATCACCATTACAGGCGACATGACGCAGGACGAAGTTGATCAGGCAATGATCAACGACTTGAACGACCTGCTTGTCAGCAACGCACCTGGCACTCTGATCCAAATCTCACATAGTCAGATCGAGCGCATTCTCGAATTGCTCGGCGACAAGGGCAAAAAGAAAGAGATCAAATCGGAGGTGAAAGCCGCGGCACGTGCTGCGGCGCCAGCAGCGCAAAGCACCGAGCCGAAGAAGACGCGGGCCCAGCTCAATGAGATGACCAAGGAAGAGCTGGTCGAGTACGCCGATGATCACGACATCGATGTGACGCCGAGCTGGCCCAAGGCTGACATTGTCGACGCCATCGTCAAGCACAAATGACGCACGCCGCGATCGACAGCAACCTCTGCCGTGCGTTGCATTTCTCGATGCACCGTGTCGATCAGCTGCGCATGAAGCTTAATATGAGTGAGCCGCTCAACGTGCTCGAAGAGTTCTTGATGCGACGCGCGCTACTGCGTGCCCGCTACGCCATGCAGCAGAGCAACGAGGTTGAAGCGATGCGCATGCTCAGGGTGCTCAAACGATTTGAGCAACCTTGATGTGGTTAAGAAAGCGTTTGAAAATGGGGCTTGGCGCAACTGGCTGCTGGGCATTGTCGGGACCATCATCGCCTCGCTGTTAGTGAGCAACATCGCTTTCCAACGCGAGATGCGCATGCACATCGCCACTAACGAGCAGCGCATCAAGCAGCTCGAACTGCGTGACGAAAACATCATCAAGTTCATGCAGCAGCGTGCAGATGAGCAGATCAAGTTTCGCGACGATCTGATCCAACGCTTAGAGCGGCGTATCGAGCGGCTGGAGGCGCAGCAGGGCTACAAGCTACAGAGCGACGAAACCAAGCCGTGGCCTGACCCACCTGATCCGAAGTGAGGCCACATGCGCGATTGGCAGAAGCAAGAACAGATCGCTATTTGGGCCATGATCACGGTCGTGCTCACGCTGCTGGGCTTGGCGTTGTATGGCTATCTCACCGGCGCGTGGGAACCGCCACCGAACGCGACATGATGTGGATCGTGCATCGCGTTGTTAAAGATGATCGCTCATCGACTGGATCACGCTTGCAGTCGATTGGCTGGATCAAGGCCGAGACCGATGAAGAGGCGAAAGACAAAGCACGCAAGGTCTTTGGCACCTCGTTGAAGCTTGTTCGTGTCAGTGACAAAGAACGCGATTGGGGTTGGTTGTGAATTTTGATAATTGGAACGCGGTCAGCAAGCGCATTGTCATCGGATTGATGGTGGCGTTCAGCGTGGCGATGATCTTTCTGTTCTTAGCGTTGGCGTTCACAAATGGTGACTGATGGCATCACTGCTGCAATTTCCGCGCATACGCTTTCCGTTTCAGGATAGCTTCAAGAACCTGCTCGCCGGCTTCGGCATGCCTGGTCGCGACAAAGCCGCGACGCAGCAGTTCACGCTCAACCTGCTCGATCCAGTGCAATTGCACAACGCCTACCGCGGCGACTGGGTGAGCAGGAAGATTTGCGACATACCGCCGTTCGATGCATGCCGCGCCTGGCGTGAATGGCAAGCCGAGCAGGACCAGATCGAAAAGATTGAGAAGGCTGAGAAGGACTTCAACCTGCAGCACAAGCTGATGTGGACGCTATCGAAGGCGCGTCTCTACGGCGGCGCTGTGATGGTGATGGGGATTGAAGGCCAGAAGTTCGAGGATGAACTGGACGTTGAAAGCGTAGGCGAGGGCGATCTCAAGTTCATTCACTGCGTAACACGTTGGCAGATCAGCGCGGGCCCGTTGATGCGCGACATCACCAGCCCATGGTTCGGTGAGCCAACCTACTACTACCGCACTAACTCACCAGTGCCCGATCCGCCTGGTGGCGTGCAGCCACCCGAGGGATCGAGCTTGGGTCATCAACCTGGTCAAGACCTGTGGATACATCCAAGCCGTGTCGTGCGCCTGATTGGCCTCGACTATCCCGACTGGGAGCAGGCGCCCGATCAGTGGGGCGACAGCGCGCTGCAGCCAGTGTTCGACGCCATCGCCAACGCTGGCCTGGTCTCCAGCTCGATTGCGCACATGATCAGCGAAGCCAAGCTCGATGTGATCAAGGTGCCTGGCTTGATGGAGATGTTGTCGACCACCGAGGGTAGCTCGAAGGTGCTCGATCGCTTCAGCCAGGGCAATGCCGCGAAGAGTGTCGTCAATGCCACGCTGCTCGACAGCACCGAGGAGTGGGAACGCATCCAGATCGCGTTCGCCGGCATGGACAACGTCATGTCGATGTACTTGATGATCGCAGCGGGGGCTGCGGATATCCCCGCGACGCGCTTGCTTGGACGCGCGCCCGCGGGAGAGAATGCGACTGGCGAAAGCGACATGCGCAACTACTATGATCGCCTGCAGGCCGATCAGAAGGTACGCATTCAGCCGGCACTCGCGCGCCTCGATGAGGTGCTGCTGCGCCACGTGTTCGGCGATCGCGACGAGGACATCTACTACGAATGGTCGCCGCTCTGGCAGCTCGACGAAGAGCAGAAGGCCGCGGTCGCGCTCGCGAAAGCGCAGGCACACAAGATCGACGTCGATGCTGGCCTGATCAATCCCGAGGTGTTGCGTGAAGCGCGCGCTAATCAACTGATCGAGGATGGGTTCTATCCTGGCATCGAGGCAGCGATCGACGAGTACGAGCTTGAGCCCGACGAGGAAGATGAACAAGCTCACGCTGCGCTCGATCTGAAACTGAAAGAGCAGACACTCACCAATCTGAAAAAGCCGCAGCCAATGCAGAAGCCTGGTGCGGCGCCGAGGCCTAAGCTGGCCTCGTTGCAGAAGTAATCTGTCGACGCTCCTCGGCTCGGTAGTTGTTCCCCCGACCCCGCCCCGCGGCGCCCGACGATGCCGAGTGGCTCCGGCTGGGCCCCAACACCGGCGCGGCCTCAGACCGGAGCTGCTCTGGTGAATGGACACACACTCTGGTCTGCGGCGTTCTTCCTGATGACGCTGCTCGCGGTAATGATCGGCTATTACGATCTGATCTTCGCTGTGATCTTTTGGACGATCGCAACCTTGATCTTGATCACGTTACGACCGGAGTAAGGCCAACGCGCACAGTCGAATACGTTGTAACGCTTGGTGTCGACTACGCCGACAATCGCGCACCCACGCGCATCATTTACGAACTGTTCCGCGGTGATCCTGACGAATGCATGCAGCTGATGTATCGCGTCTCAACGCCAAGCGACGATCGTCGCTCAATCACGCATTGGTGGATGCAGTACGGGCCGGCAGTCGATTGGGAAGCATTCATCAGCTCGCAGACTTGAGGTCCTCCCTGAACTTGGCTGCGCGCCAATGCGCGGCTCTTTCTGATGATCCTCAAGCTCACCGATCCTGATGGCGGTCCAATCTGGATCGTTGCTCGCTGGGTGACGCAGCTCAAGTTGCCGCCCCGCGGTCAATACTCCGAGCATGCGCGCACGCTTATCGTGCTTGGTGCACGCGAACAGGCTGTGCGCGAAACGCCTGAGGAGATCGTCAAGCTTTTGAAGGACAACGATGACGCTGGCGCAACTGTTCGACGCGCATAAAGCACGCGATCCAACGCAAACGATCAAGCTGCGCAAAGCGTTTCGTGCCACTGCTAAGCTTCGCTTGCGCCAACTGCGTGCGGCCATGCGCGTCGCTGTGGTCGACCACAACTTGCTCAGCTACTCGACCCAGGGCGCACTCGCTTACGCGCCCGCGCACACGCGCCTGGAAGCGTTCGTCGGTTGGATCGAGGCGACTGGTGGGCAGTATCTACTCGGCTCTGACTGGGCGCGGCCTTTCATCGAGCGTGCCTGGCGCATGGGTGAAGCTAAGGCGGTGCGCGAGACTGGCAAGGCTGCTGGCCCCGACGAGTCCGATGACCTGGTCGCACGGGCGCGCAACGAGATCACTGGCATTCTTGCTGCACTGGTGCAGCAGACCAGCCGGCAAGCGGCGAGCATCATCGCTCGTGGTACGCGTCGGCAACAAGCGTTGCGCGAGTTGTTCGCTGTGTTCGATCGAGTTGCGCTGCCGCGCCTGATCGCGGTGGCCGACGTTACGGTGATCAAGGCCTACAACGAAGCCAAGTTGAATTGCTATGCCGCCGGCGGCATCAAGCACGTGGGCGTCCATGCTGAAACACTTCCTAACAATCATCGAACGACTCGCATGGATGCTGCTGATCGTGTTGCGACGCCGGAGGAGATACTTGCCGAGGAGGAAGAGCTTGTCGGCATCCTGACCGCCGGCGACGACAAGGTCTGTCAGCGCTGCGAGGACTGGGCAGAAGATTCGCCCTACGAGATCGAAGAGGTGCGTGACGTCTATCCACTGCACCCGCGCTGTCGCTGTGCAGTCTATCCATGGGAAGACCTGCGCTTCAAAGGTGAGGACAAGGAGTGGGAGGAAGAGAAGCACCCGCGCGTGGCTGCGGGCTCGCCTGAGGGCGGACGCTTCACGAGCTGGGGCGGTGCCGAGCACGGCGAAGAGGTTTCAGAGAAACAAGCTGCATCGGTCAAAGCGCTGGCCGAAGCGGTGCCAGGCCTGAAGAATTTCCTACCCTATATGGCGCCCGATGAAGTCAATCGGGTGAAGAAGGCCAACGTCAAGCGCATGGTCGAGCTGTTCACCACGTTTCCGGTGGAAGCTGAGGAGATGGCCGCGGTTGCTTACTCTGGCGGCGCCAAGCGTGGTTGGTATCGCAAGAGCGCAAAGGCTTTGCTCGACGTGTTCGGTGCAGTCGACGCGCCGCGTTTTGCTTCGCTGCTGGCAGCGCTCTCGCCGCAGACTGGCGTCGAGGATAACGCGATCAATGCACTCAACACCTGGACCAACTGGGTGCGCGCTGGCCGGCCGACCGATCGTGACAGCATCGTCAAGGTACTCGGCCAGAGCGTGCAAGGTGAGAAAGGCGCCGAGAGCATCCTGCCTGCGTGGATCAACAACTCAGTCACCGCACTGAGCACGCCCGATCCCGAGGCGATCGTGCTGTCTGGCCCGAAGGTCGATTCGTTCGCCTACAATCTTCGCGACCACGTCAACGCGGTCACGCTCGACAGCTGGATGGCGAACTATCTCGGCATTAAGCAGGCACTGTTCGCACGGCGCCAGGCGGTGCCTGGTGTGCGACCAGGCAAGGGGCCGATGTACATCGCCACTGCGGCGATGACGCGACGAGCTGCTGAGATACTGACGCAACGCACCGGTGAGAAGTGGACGCCGGCAGAAATTCAAGAGACCATCTGGTCGTGGGCAAAGACGCTGTACGAACGCGCGAGCGCGGACAAAACCACAGTGGCGCAGCTGCTCGAAGCTGGCAGCGTCACGCACAAAGACATCGCCGACACGCCAGACTTTGCGATACTGTTCACGCAGAACGTCTATCGCAAAATTCTCGAGGAAGGCGGCTATGGCAAGCAAGCGGCGGCGATTGCAGCAAGCAATCGAGAACCTGATCTCACTGCAGGAGGAAGAAGCAGCCTTACGTCAGCCGAAGGCTCAGGCATTCCTCAGGATGCTTTCACCCGTCACCTCCTCAAAGCCGCGGGGCGGCTCGACCTCCTCCGAGAAGAGCGAGCCAAGCGAAAAGCCGGAGAAGAAGAGGTAGACAGCCTCGACGCCTGGATCGAGTTCGAAGACTACGATCCTGACGAGCCACGCGATCCACTCGGCAAGTGGACCACTGGCGGTAGTGGGCATCCAGGCGCAGGCTACAGCGCCAGCGCTCGCATCGACAGCAAGGGCGTCATCCACACCTCGAACGTTTATGACGCGCAGCGCGCGCTGTTCGAAAACCGCAAGGTCGAGCTAAAGCAAATCAAGCAGGTTTCAACGCTGATTAAGCGCCTGGGTGAGACCGCAGCCGAGATGGCCGAGCATGGCGAGAAGGCGCCGGTATTCAATCTCTGCAACGTCAGCGTCGAAGGCACCAACCTCTTTTGCTCCGAGCACAAGGGCATCCCGCGCATCAAGATGCCGGTGATTCCGCGCAAGCAGACCAAGGAGTTCATCAAGCACCTTGAGGCGCGCGGTTACAAAACCGAGAAGAGCACCGAGCGCGCTGATCACTTACGCGCCACGCAAGACGAGATCGACGGCGCCAAGGTGGCGCAGTCAATGGCGCGCATCGATAGAGAAGGCTTCTACAAGCGCCTGGTGGTGTCGCGCGACGACTACATCGTCGATGGCCATCACACCTGGGCGGCGCAGCTCGGTGTTGATGCGCGCGACGGCACGCTCAAAGGCGACAAGACGGTCAAGATCACGCGCGTCGACATCGGCATCATTCAGCTGCTGCACGAAGCCAACGCTTGGACCACCAAGCAAGGCATCCAGCGCAAGGCGGCTGGTGATGCACTCGACTTCAATCCCGATCAGCCGCGCGTGCCCGCGGGTGAGAGCACTGGCGGTCAATGGACCAGTGGCGGCGGTGGCATCGAGCATGGAATGATCGAGGTGCCGGCGCGCACCTTCGTGGAGTCGCGCGACGTCTCGACCCGTCAACAGTTTCTCTCACCGCATCCTGCGGAAGAGCTGGGCCAGCACACGCTGCTGCTCAATCGTGAGGGCAACGTTGGCATCTCAATCGATCAGCACGGCGATGTGCAGAATGTGTTCAACAACGGCGGACCCAAAGGAGGTGCAGCAAAAGCGATGGTAGCAGCAATCGAGCACGGCGGCCGTACGCTCGACTGCTACGATGGGTTTTTACCTAGCTACTACGGCCAGTTCGGATTCAAAGAAACGCAAAGAATGAAGTTCAATCCGGCGTACGCACCGCCAGGATGGGACTTTGCGAAATACGACAACCCCGATATTGTCTTCATGAGTTGGGGCGGCTATGTGCAGGGAGGCGAGCGTGAAGCGATTGCGCGCGCCTCCTCGCGCAAGGACTGGATCAAGGTTGAGAGGACGCAAAGCTATGGCGACGACTGGGATGCCGCAAAAGCCGCAAGCCGAGACGCAGCAGCAGTTGGAGCTGCAGTTCATCGAGGAGCTGGAGCAGCACCACGGCCGCAAACTCAGTCCGCAGGAAGCCGCGCTGGCTTTGGAGCAGGCGAAAGCTCTGGGGGAGATAAGCTCCTCCTAGTCTCCGAGCAGCCTGGCGCGGCCAAGCTCGACAAGTGGCAAGCGGAGATCAAGGCTCGACGCGACGAGAAAGAAAAAGCCGAGCAGTTCGGCGATCGCGAAGACGATCAGCTCGCCTACATGGCCAAGGCGCTGAAAGAGTACAGCGATATTGACCAGCTCGATGCGGGCCGTGCTGGCATCAACGTTGTCTACGGTGGGCCGCACGATAGCGACGAGACCAAGCTGCTCGCTGCTGTGCTCACTCGCTTCAACCCACGTCAAGGCGTCGCCCGCATCACGCTCTCTGGTGGCATCGATGCCGACGCGCACATCAAGGCACTGCAACAAGTCGTAGCACGTTACGGGTCTCAGGCTGAACGCATCGAGGCGCAAATCTGGGGTGACGACCTAGAGAGCGCAATCATTTACGAGAAGGCTGGCTTCAAGATCAGCGGCACCACCGATCTTGGGATGACGCGGCTAGTTTATGGCAAGGAAGGACCCACCGCACGCGAGCAGGAGGCGGCAGAGAAGCTCGCGGTCGCGCGGAAGAACGAAGTTGAGTCGAAGGCTCGCATCGCTGCCGCGCAGCTCGACTTCAACCCCGACAACGTCGAGTTCACTGACGCCGACGACACGTTCGAACTTAATGGCGTGAAGATGCATTTCGCCGGCTCCTACACGCGCGGGTCTGCGAAGGTCAAAATCTATCATCAGCATGTGGCGCTTGCCAGCGTCGCCGGCGTCACTGCGCATGAGATCGGACACCGCAAGCTCGACGCCTTGCGCGCACGCTACCGCGACGAATACCGCGACATGCTGGCCGAGCCTGGTGCGCCGCCTGATCCACAAGGCGAACGTTGGTGGCAACAGCGCGGCGGCCACGAGACCGTCATGATGGCGAGTGGTGAGCTGCGCGAACCCTACGCCTCAAAATATCCGGTCTATCATCAGTGGGAGACCAACGTTGAACTTAAGCGTGACAAGCTGCGCAAGAGCGACGGTGTCACCGACTACTCGAAGGAATACTGGAAGGGCTTCGAGAAGGGCGAGATACCGATCGACAAGGCGATGCACGAGACCATCGCCGAGATGACGCGGATCAAGTTCGAGACTGGCAAGCTGCCAGGCTCACCCGAGTGGAAGACGCTGTACAAAATGATCGAAGAGAACTGGTCGAAGATGTCACCGCTTGAACGTGCAGTCGAACAGCACAGCAGTGAAAAGGCGAGATGGTGAGTGAACGTGTTACTGCGCCCTGGACTGAAGAGCAGGTTGCTGCGCTCAACGAGTATCAGCATTCTGGCTGCTTCCATCCCTACACGTGCCCATTCAACAGCGGCGCCTGTCTTGTCGCGACACGTGAGGGCTGGGTCTGCGAGCATTGCGGCTACACCCAAGACTGGATGCTCTGGCCAATCCCCGAGGTCCCAATACTTGGGAGGAAAGCGTGACGATTGAAACCGCGGTCGTAAAAAACCGGCCGGCAATCGTGTCGTACCTTAACGATCGCTTCGAGCCAGTCGAGAAGACAATCGCCACGTTGGTGAAGGTCAACTTCACCGACGACGAGGCCGGCGCGTTCTTTGCAGTGGTGGATCGTGAACCCGCGCGAGTTGGTTGAAGTATCGTGGGAGACTCCGCTTGGCCGGCAGGAGTGGCGCCAGGCGGTCATTCTCTGCGTGATGCCGCGGCTGCTGATTATCCAATACCAGGATGGTCGGCGGCACTGCTTGCCGAAAGAGCATGTGCGGCCGATGCTTCAGCCGGTCATGCGCATGACGATGTAGGTGTCGTTGGCCCAAACTCTGGGCCAGAGAGCACGGTTGGGATCGTTCGCAAGAAACTCGCCCAGATCATCTTTCCTGAGCATGACGTGGTTATTCCAAATGCGACCCCTTCCGAGCGCTAGTGGAATGTCTGGGGTTAGATGCTTCAGTAAATCGTGCAGCCACGAATTAGCTATCATCTCTTTGAGTTGATCCACAGGCGGCTGCCGCTGCTTAAAATAGTCTTCCGCCACTTTGGCTTCAGCTTTTTTCTCGGCTTGGTGTTTTAGAAATTCCTCTGCCGCTTTGTGCGCCTCTCTGCGTGTCAACTCCGCGGTTGGTGGATTGATGTAGCTGCGCTGTTGCAGCGGCACTGGATCGTAACGCAAACGATTGCTGTCGGGATGTGTCTCGATCAGGCCGACTGCTTCGATCTCGTGCTGACACTGCGTCATGTCACCCCACTCGTCATCGAAATCAGGATCGACGCTCGGGCAATCGGGGATGAGAAAGAACCCTTGTGTCGGTTTCATTCGCTCACTGTAGCACAGTAAAGCGGAGATTGAAAATGACTCTTGGTCTCGCTTTTTGGATTTTAATGCTGATCTGGCTGGTGTTTGGCCTGGTCTGGCACTTCGGCTACGCCCCCGCATCCTGGGCCGTCGGGGTCAATAGCCTGCTGCTGTTCGTGCTGTTCGTCTTGCTTGGTTGGCAAGTATTTGGCGCACCGCTGCACAGGTGACTCATGCCGCTCACAGCGAAGGGTGAAAAAATTCTCGCCGCGATGATCGAAGAATACGGCGAAGAGGAAGGCAAGCGCATTTTCTACGCCAGCAAGAACGCCGGCAAGATCACTGGAGTTGATTGCGACATGAACGACGCATTGATTCTCGAGTTCGACGACCGCGCGAACGCAGCGATCATCGACGGCGGTTACATGCGCGCGATGCCACGCATAGCACGTACCGGCATTCAGATTTATCACGGCAAGGAGTGCGGTCGCCCTGAGATGGAAAAGGTGCGCGTGTTCCGCCCGCAAGATGCAGTGTTCGGTAACGCCGCAGTGAAATCCTACACGCACCTACCCGTCACGCTCGATCATCCTGGCGTGTCCGTCGATTCCACCAACTGGAAAAAGTACGCAGTCGGCGAGACCGGCGAGGACGTACTACGCGATGGCGGCACCGTGCGCGTGCCGATGATGCTGCGCGATGCCACTGCAATCGCTGCAGTGAAGGACGGCAAGAACCAAATCAGTGTTGGCTATTCGTGTGACCTCGAATGGGTCGATGGCATCACGGAAGACGGCCAGAAGTACGACGCGGTGCAGAAGAACATCCAGGGCAACCACGTGGCCATCGTTTCCACCGCACGCGGTGGCCCTGAACTGAAATTCGGCGATAGAGGAGATGACGTTATGGCCGAACTCAAGACACTCATGATCGACGGCATCGCGTGCCAAATGACCGACACTGCTTCGGTGCTCGTGCAGAAGCTGCTCGACAATTTCGAGGAGTTCAAAAAGAAGAAAAAGAAGGAAGAGGAGGCCGAAGAGGACGGGCTCAAGAGGGATATCGCAGCCAAGGACGCTGCGATCGTCGTCAAGGATAAGGAGATCGTCGAGCTGCAAGCGAAGCTTACTGATGCACTCAAGCCCGAGCGCACCCGCGATGCAGCCATCAAGCTGCTTGCCGTCATCGACAAAGCGCAGAAAGTCACCGGCAAGGCCATCAAGTTGGACAGCGTCACCGATGCTGCAAACGTCATGCGTGAGGTTGTCAACGGCAAGCTTGGTGATGCAGCCAAGGGCTGGGATGACAACAAGATCGACGCTGCTTTCGACGCCATCACGCTGACGACGTCCAGCAAGCCGATCAACGACGCGATCAACGCATTCAATCGGCCGGCCTTCCACCATCCAAGCGGCACGACTGATCCGCGTGACCAGGCCTACTACGACTCTGTCAAAGAGTTGGAAAACGCTTGGAAGAAGCCGGTAGCTTCGTAACTTGACCACTCAACGACCAGGGCATCGATAGGAGACTCCCCCCATGGGTACTACAGTCGTTCAAACCCGCTATGCGCCCTATATTGCGCCGGCGGTTGAAGGAATGATCTCCGAGATGACTGGCTCGGAGGTTGGCACTCGCATCTGCGAGACGCCCGCCGGCATCACGTTCGGCAAGGCTGTGAGCCAAGGCAACAGATCGAAAGGTTGCGTCCTTGGTGGCGCAAGCTTCGTCGGTATCAGCGTGCGTGACATCACGCTCGATCTGGTGTCGGTCGACCCACTTAGCACGGTCCCCAATCCACTTGACGCTTATGGCCAGTGGACCAACGTCGCGGTGCTGAGCCGCGGTCACATCTGGGTCAAGCCGCAAGGCTTGGTCGCAGCTAACGACGCTGCTTTCTACGATCCTGCCACTGGCAGGTTCGGCAACAGCGCTAGCGGTCTTGCGGCTTCTGGCTGGGTGACGTTCGCACGCAATCCGTCGAACAACGAGACCTTGGTTATCAACGGCGCCACGCTCACGTTCGTGACCGGCACGCCGACCGGTGATCAAGTCAAGATTGGCGACACGCTGGGTGACACCCTTGCCAACGCAGCTGCGGTGATGGACGGCAGTGCGACTGCAGGCTTTGCCGCTCTGACGTTCCGTGCTGATCCTCCAGTCTATCCAGGCACGAGCAGCGGCGCCGATACGATCTTCATCCAGGCCAACGCTGTCGGCACTGCCGGCAACGCACTGGCGATCACTTCGGGCCCCGCGGGTATGACCAAGTCTGGTGCCACGCTTGCGGGTGGCACGGCCGCAGCCACAGCCATCGTCGCCGCTAAGTTTCTTGACGCTGCAGTTGCAGGTCAGCTGGCGCGCGTTTCGCTTGGCATCCAACAGTAACCAGGGCTGATGAGATAGGAGCACACGACTATGTCGTTCAATATGTTTGCCGCAGATGCTCAGCAGCAAGCCCTTGGTTTCCTGGTGAGCCAGACCACCTACATCGAACCGCTCGTGTACAAAATTCAGTACCCAGAGCTGAATTATCGGGACCTTGTCCCGATCGATGCGAGCGCTAGCGAGTGGGCGAAGAGCGTTACTTTTTTCAGCGTTGACATGGTTGGTCGCGCTGATTGGTTCAACCATCTCGCACGCGACGTCCCGCTCGCTGACATCACTCGCGGCCGGCATGAGATCGGCATCGAGATGGCAGCCGTCGGATATCGCTACACGCTCGAAGAACTCGGGCAGGCGATGATGGTGCCGAACGTGAACTTGACGACGGATCGCGCGGCTGCGGCCAAGCGGGCGTACGAAGAGTTCGTCTACAACAAGTGTCTGTGGGGTGCGGTCGAGAAGAACTGGCTCGGCTTGCTCAACCACTCCGCGCCGACAGTGATCAACGCCGGCGCCACGTGGGCTTTCCAGCTCGCGCAGTCACCGGTGGGCACAACGCCCATCCTCAACGACATCAACGGCGTACTAACCAACATCTGGCAGGCATCGTTGACGATCGAGACCGCTGACACGTTGTTGCTCCCGCTCAAGAGCATGGCGCAGCTCGGCATCACGCAGCTCCCGAACACGACCATGAATCTCATGGAGTGGATCAAGCGCAACAATATCTACGCACAGACTACCGGCACCCCTCTCAACATCACCGGTGTGCGTGGTCTTGACACTGCAGGCGCGAGCGGTAACGCGCGTGCGGTCGCGTATCGCAAATCACCAGACATCGTGAAGATGCACATCCCGATGCCGCATCGCTTCCTGCCTGTGTGGCAGACAGGGCCGATGGTGTTTGACATCCCTGGCATCTTCCGCCTCGCCGGCGTCGAGATCAGGCGTCCAGGTGCCTTCCGCTATCTGGATGGCATCTAACCAAGGAGCACTCATGGCTGAACAAGCACGCGAAATTAACATTATCCGCGGCCCCGATCTGCAAGCGCAGTATCACGCGCCAATGCGACCGGAGCCGTCACCTGAGCGACTGGCGGCCGATCACTCACGGGTAACGGTGACCAACACCAGCCCGAACCAGAACCACATCGTGATCGACCGCTTCAATGTTGGCCACGAACTGCGGCCTGGTGAGAAGCGTGAGTTGGTTATGCTCAACGATGAGATCGCCAACTTTCAAGAGAATCGTCGCCCTGGGCGTTACTACCCTGAAATTCAAGCGGGGGACGAGCCCAAGCCGAAACCACCGCACCCGATCTTGATCGAAGGCGTGCCGGACATGGTCGACGACGTGCGTGCGCGGCAAGAAACGCAGCAACGAGAAACTATGCGCAGGCGCGTAGAGGAAGCGAGAACCAAGGGCCGTGGCTAGTAGCCAAGAGGTCATCGCTTTCCGCCTTGGCTATCCAGAGTTCAAAGCACTCTCGGACCCAGACATTGCGTCAGCATTCGATGATGCTGACGTGTGGCTCGATCCGCTCATGTGGTCAGTGCGGGACTATCCTACAGCCCGCGCTCTGTGGGTTGCGCACAATCTCAACATCTTGGCGATCCTGCTCGCGCAACAGCAGACCATGGGCGATCTGATGGGCTTCACCAACAATCAATTGAGGTCGATCGGTTTTGGTGAGCGACGTGTGGCCTTCGGCCAGGTACGCGGGCTCATGACCAAGCCCGCAGGGCCGGCGGCGAGCGCATCTGATCAGACGCTCGAAGAGACCTACTATGGCAAGCTGTTCTTGATGCTGATGCGACGCAACGTTCCGGCAATCATGACTGTTTGAGGGAAAAGTAGCTCATGCCTCCAGTCCTCTGGCGCGGTTTCGAGCGTCTCGTCGACAAGATGGTCGACGCACAGTTCGGCGAGCCAGTCGAGCTGCACCCTTGGACGACAGCCACGGCCGCGACCGAGGGCGGGCCTGATCCCGCGCGTGAGGTGCTCGTTACGTGGGGTATTCTAGTGATGCCTGGCGCTGCGGCCCTCGGTGAGGGTGGCTCGGTATCAGTCGGCATGTCCACGCGCGTGGTCGCCAACGACACCTGGCTGAGCATTCAAGAGGACCGCTTGGCCAAGGCGAGACTGGAGACCTGGAAGGAAGGCGATCGTGTTTACTTCCCCGATCGCGATCAGTGGTTCACGGTTCTCTACCCCACGCCATCTGTGACAGCGCGTCCGCAGATTGAGCTTGCGCGTATGCAGAAGGGCACCCTAGAATAGGGAATGGGCGAATGTTCCGTTTCCGGCTGTGACCGCAAAGCGCGTGGCCATGGTTACTGCAAAAATCACTACTATCGCTTTGTGAAACACGGTGATCCACTGCACGTGGACAATGCTTGGGGCGAGGCTCAAAAGTTCTTTGAAGCACGTGTCCTCACGTATCGGGGCAACAAATGCTTGATCTGGCCATTTGCGCGTAATGATTTCGGATACGCAATGCTGTGGCATGAAGGCCGGATGCATCGAGCTTGCCGATTGATCTGCGAGGCTATCCACGGGTCGGCGCCAAAGCTGTTCTCAGCGCATTCGTGTGGCAAGGGCAAGCTGGGTTGCGTCAACCCAAAGCATCTTCGCTGGGCGACTAAAGCGGAGAATGAAGCAGACAAACTGAAACACGGAACGAGCAATCGAGGACGACGACGTGTCATTACTCCGGCCAGTCATCAGAACGTGCGTAGTCGCCGCACTCAGAGATAAGACTTGGGCTGAAGAGCGTGTTTATGATTCTGACCTCACGCCGTTGGCAGAAGCAATTCTTGGTCAAGCTGCAAAGCCTTACATCGTAGTTTACACTGACAGTGATGAGCGTACGCCAGAAGCCGGCGGCGAGATGTATAACGGCCGCTCCCGCTTACTGCAGATCGCAATCGAGATCGGCGTAGCATCAGCAGTGCACGACCCCGATCAGAGCGACAACATCGTTATTAAATTTAGCTCGGCCGATGAAGGACTAGAGTGGGCTTGCGATATTATCGAGAGCCAGGCCATTGCCGCTCTCTACGGTGATCCGCATTCCGACTGGGGTGACTTGCTCAAGCGCTTTGCCCCAACCGTCAAAAAGATGCCAAGCCGCCGCGGCGGCCAGAGCGAGAAGGGCATAAAGTTTGCGGCCAGGCGCACGGTCTTTGTGGTCAACACCATTGGCGACTTCGCGCCTGGCGTGGTGCCTGTGCCAGGCAGTCCGGTGTGGGACTTTCTACGTCTATGCAAGGCTTCTCCTGCTCTTGGCGTTGTGGACCGCGCTAGTATTGTGGAGCAGCTATTGACGACGACACCAAACGCAGATTGGCGCATCGCACAGGCCTATCTCGGGCTCGACACGCAGAGCATCAAGAATCTCAACCCTGATGGCGTGCCGCTGCCGTGGGGTAAGTACAAGGTCGAGTTGCCGATAGAAGAGCCACCACTTGACGACAGTGATAAGCGCGATGAGCCCCCGCCGCTGAAGGACATCACGTTGCACGATGACGATCCGCGCGAGTTGCCGTCGCCGTGGGGTGTGGAGATCGAGCAGCTCGTGATTACGCGTCCGCTGCTGACCAGGAAATGACGGCGCGAGTCAAGGTTAAAGCTGACGATATCTTGAGATGGGCGCGCTATCTCGACGCCGTGCCAAAGAAGACGCGGCCGGCAGTTGCGCGTGCGATCAACGATTATGGTTCACGCGCGGCTGAGAGCTACTCGGAAATGCTCTCCGCGCGTACGGGCCTGGACGCGCACGAGATACGCAATCTGATCGAGATCAAGGAAGCGACGCCGGACAATCTGATCTGGGAGATGGATGCGAGCGCGGTCGCGATGCCGCCCTCTAATTGGGAGCGTCCTTGGGAAGCGCGCAGCGACAAGACGTTCCAACAGCAAACGCTGGTGAAAATCGTCACCTCAGGTGATGACGTCACTTGCGATATCTGTGCGGAAGCTGCGTTGAACTCTCCCTACACGATGGAAGAGATCGGCAACCTTTCGAAGCGCTGGCAGCACTGGGAACCAGCGGCAGGGGTGACCGGTACGCGCACCAATCTCCTGCACCCGAATTGCCGTTGCGTGCTGCAGCCATGGCGAGAGACGCGACGGTTATCAGTGTCGTTCGGCGGTAAGAGTGCGCCGCCTGAGTTACTCAACGCACGCCAGTTCGGGCGCCGCGTCGCAGACGAGCTGAAAGTGGTCATAAGGGCGATCAAGCTATGATCTTCAACGCACACGAACGTTTGTTGCATACCTTGGCTGAAACGCAGCGCCGAATGGCGACCGCCGATCGCATGGGCACGGTGCATGAGGTCAAGCAGGAAGGCGGCGAGCAAAAGATCAGGGTCGAGATGGGGCTCGATCCGAACGGCAAGCCGCTGATCGGCCCTTGGATGAACACCACCGACAAGCGCGGCGCCACGCGCGAGCAGCACCAATACAAAAAAGGCCAGAACGTCCGCATCAGCGGCCAGGATGGCGACTACCGCCAGGCCACGGTGACGGCATGGGCCGAGGGCAAGAGCTTCCCGCAGCCCGATAGCGCACCCGAGCACGGCTATGGCGACAGCTATCAGGCCGGCAAGCTCCACACCGGCAAATGGCTACCGGAAGACGACCAGCAGCAAGGTGGCGGTGCAGGCCCCCAGGGTGGCGGCCAGAGTGGGGGCCAGAGCGGCCAGGGAGGCCAGCAGGGCGAGAAAAACCACCGGCATGAGGTCTGGATAGCCAAGGACGACAATAAGCCGCCAGCGCACTCGGGAAAGTCACGGATAATGCAAGGTGGGGATGGGGGTGGGCAGCAAGGGCAGCAACAAGGACAACAGGGGCAACAGCAAAAGAAGCTCGAAGAAGCGGTCATGGTTTCGACCGATGAAAAGAACGGCTTCACAGGTCGCGTAGGTAAAGACGTCAGAGTTGCTGCACATCCTGAAGGTGCAAAGACCCGCGCCGGCAAGACTTACTACTCGGCAAAGAAAGACGACAACGCGGTGATGCATACCGAGAAGCATCTCTACAACCGCGTCAAAAAGAATTTCTATTACTTTGCTGAAGACGGCGTGCCGTACATCAACAAACCTTGGCAGATCAAAGAAGAGAAGAAGGACGATGAAGTGCCCAACGATGATCAATTGGGCAACAAGAAGTCAAAAGGCGGCGGTGGAAAATAGGAGGCTGCAATGGCATCGCACAACACCAGTGCACGAAATCAATACTTGGAACGTGAGGCCGGACGCAAGCCGGACCCGCTGTTCGAATACGAGGTGACTGATCCGAGCCACAAGCCCGATCTCAATGGTGAGCTGGCCGGTGGCAAAGTTTATCGCAAGGGCACCAAGGAGTTCGTACAGCTCACCAAGAGCCAGGCGATGTTTTATCTCGACAGTGGTTCGATCAAAGCTGTCGAGCCGCCGAAGTAAACTAGATGGCAAAACAAGTTCTACCTGGCGCACCGTTTCTGATTGTTGGTGCGCCAGTCTTTGGCGTACCGACACTCAGAAGTCTTGCAGCTGCTAGTCTTACTGTTGCCTCGCCGGTTTTCGGCGAACTGATCATCCAGCGTGGTTTTCTCGATCCGTTAGGCATTACGACGGCGCCGGCGGAAGCCGGCATTGCAATTCAGTACACGACTGTTCTCAAACCGATCGACGATTCGATTGGTTCGCCAGTCATCGGGCAACCGTTACTGCGGCGATACATCCGGCCAACCGATCCGTTTGTCATTGGGTCGCCTGTACTGGGAACGCCGCGCTTCAGGATGCAGCGCATCCTAGGCTCGATCTCCACCGAGGCCGGCGCTCCTGTATTCGGCGATCCGTGGTTTTTCATCAACTACCACCTCACGCTGCCGCCCGCGGTTGGGTTGGTAGCTGGATCGGAAGACCTTGAAGCGCCCGCGCTCGGACTTCAGATCAATCTCTCCGCCTGGTCGCTGCAGGTAGGCGCGCCAGTTTTTGGCAGCCCGTACTACACGCAGCGCTTCGCCGGCGTCGGTGATCTTCGCGGCCTGCCGGCAGAGCCCAGCAAGGCGACGCCCTACTTTCGCGAAATCAACGCGATCTGGCCGGACCTACTTAACCAGCGGGCAATCATCTCGCCCGCGCGTAATGGGGTCAACCGCGAGACTGGTCGGCTACTCCAGGGCTGGGAGCACGTCGAGCAATCGATGAAGGTGATCTTCGCGACGCCGTTCCACGAGCGCATCTTGCGTCGCTGGGTCGGCAGCTATGTGCCGTACATCCTCGGCGAGACCTACGTAGCGCGCATTGTTACGCGGTTCTTCTGGGCGATCTCCGTTTCGATCGATCTCTGGGAGCCGAACTACCGCATCAAGCAGGTCTTCTACATGGGCGACGCGCTGAGCAAGTGGTCGCCCAAGATACTCGACGCGGTTGGCGAATATCGGCTCGGTCACGGCATCTTCCGCACCGAGGGCGTCTATCGCCCGCGCGCTCACCTCGGCGACGCCTCTCCATATCAGCCGCGCGCGGTCGCTCTGGTCGGCAACGGCACTGAAATTTGGGACCCAGCACTAGCGCAGCCATGAGCCGACTGAGCGTTATCAATCTTGCAGAACTGAAACGGATGGTGGTGCTGGAAAGCATTAGCACCGAAAAGATTCTGTTCGACCGTATGGAGCGCTTCAAGACGCTCTGGCTCACCTACGACCCACCCAACGGCGCGCAGTACGACGTCGGCGGGCTCGAGTTCGATCCGATAAAAATAACTCAGGAAAACTCCACCTTCTTCGAGTTGTTGTTGCGTGACCGTGTTAACCAGGCAGCCCGCGCAGTGACGCTCGCCTATGCAATCGGAACCGACCTTGACGCCATCGCTAGCCGCTATCCTGGCGGCGTACCTCGTTTGCCTGACGAGCGTGATGATCGTTATCGCCGTCGCGTTTGGCTGAGCCCCAACGTTCTCTCGCCGCACGGCACCGCCGAGATGTACGTGTTCTGGGCGCTCACCGGCGATCCGACCCTGCACGATGCCAGCGCGACGACGATCGAAGGCACCGGCAAGGTGTTTGTCACGATCATGGCTGAGAGCGGCAGCTTGGCGAACGTTGCTTGGGTGCGCGATTACGATCGTCTCACTGGTCAATTTCTCCAAACCAGATGCGAGCCGGTGTTCGATCCGGTGCCAACGCTACAGCAGATCATCGACGTGCGCCTTTACATCCTCGATGAAGCGCGCCGCGGCTTGACGGACGAGATCATCGTCTACGGTCCTCAAGTCACGAACGTCAACTACAAGTGCCGTATCTGGTTGTTTCCGAACGTCACTGTCGATTTGGCAATTTCCGCGATCGAGCAAGCCTTCACTGAGCTGATCGAGAAGCAACGCTGGATCGGTTATGACCACTCGCGCATGGAGATCGATGCCGCGCTGGCGCAAGTCGGTGTGCACCACGCCATCATCGACGAGCCAGTCAAGGATGTCATGGTCGGTGACCGCGGCGTGGTGAAGGTCAATTCTGTTGAGGTGAGACTGGTCGGAAGGATGGAATAAATGGCTATCCCCGACATCGAGAATTTTCCCGATGCGGAGATGCTGGCGGACCCTCCGCGTATCTATCTCGATCGACCTGGCAAGGAGACACTCTACCAAGCGGCGACGGGGCTAGAGAAAGCGCTCGCTGACAGCGACGCTGAGCGCCTGATCCGCATCTACGCTGAAGCGATCATCGACGTCTGGGACCCGTACCGCATCGCCTTCCGCAATTTGCCGTTCCTGGCTTGGGCCATGGGCGTCAATATGTGGCAGGACGAATGGCACGAGATTACCAAGCGCACCTGGGTCGCGCGGCAGTGGACGTTCAAGTCGTTGCGTGGCACTGCCGACGGCACACGCATGGCGATCGATTACATTGGTCGCGACGTCTCGCCGTTCGGCTATCAGGCACTTCACTTCACGGTGCCACCGCAGCGCGTGTACTCCGGCCCTTCGTTAACGAAGGAAGAGCGCGAAGCCTGGCTGGCAAACATGCCGCAGCTTCGCGTCTGGCGCGTGCAAGAACGCGGTTGGGCTCCGCGGGGCAAATGTTTCTACGGTGGGTCCAGCAGCGCACGACAGCGCAATTTTAGGTTCTATCTCGGCGGTGTCGATGCCAGGCCTTTCGGTTGCTGCATCACACCTACGACCGCGATCGAGCGCCTGCACAGGCGTGCACGCTGGATCGTGCGTGGGGTGGAGACCGACGTCAAAGTAACCGAGTTCGGCTCTTACTGGCGCTTGCACTTGCGCGGCCAAGAGGGCAGCTCGGTCTATACCAAGCGACCGTTTCACACGGTACGCCCGAAGCGGTTCTATATTCCAACCACCGCGGCCAAGCGTCTGATCACGATCATGGCGCGCGAACGCCTGCCCTGGCGCACGCCCGCGTGGGCAAGTCTCGAACCATTGACGGTGCAGCCGGATCACATCGTCATCAACAGCACGCGCAGACGGAGCGTGTTCTGCGACGTGCCGGCGACTGGGCCTTTAGTCCCTAATCCGCTCAGCCAATACTACGTGCCGTCGGATGCGTGGTCGCGCATCTACGAGCGCTACTCCATCAACGACGGTTCCACCGAGCTGAACAGTCGGCGCCCCGTGCAATTCATGGGGACTGGACGTTATGGCTTCCCGAAGTACACCGCGTGGATACGCGTCTCGCTGCGCAGTCTGCGTCCGTGGGCAGTGTTCGGCGGCATTCCGCAAGATCGCTACTTCCAACCGCATGATCCGACGCCAGTGCAGCGAGCCAAGACCGCAGTGCTGGCCTCGAAGAAGATCGCTGATCGCGTTCTGCTGGAGCTGGGACCGGTGCCGAGCTTCATCGCTGGTCGACCATTCCTGGCAGGCAAGCAGAGTTTCATCGTCGGCAGATCAATTTGATCGACGATCCATAGGAGCTTCAAATGGAATCGAAAGTGATCTTCCGCGACTATCAGGAGCAGCAAGCTCAGGATCACAACGATCTGCAGACCTTCACCGAACGGACCTTCGATCACCTCGTGCTCGATGCCGTCACTGCGGAGAGGCGTTACGCAGGGTTCAACGTTACCAAGACTGGACAGACCGAAATTCAGATTGAGCCTGGCCGTATGTACGACGTGCTGGGCGTGATCTACGCAATTAACACCACGACCGTGCAGTCGATGGTGTCGTATCTGGCGCCGGCATACTACCGCTACATTCTGCTTACCGCGGTCGGCAACGATGTCGAGACCGACATCGAGGAACGCGACTATCTGATCGACGTCACCTCGGGTGCAACTGAGCCACGCGCGGTCGCCACCACGCGCGCTCGCGTGGCCGTGCTCACGTTTATCAGCGGCACGCCGAGCGGTGATCCGATCAAGCCTGCAGTACCAGTAGGACACGTTGCCGTCGCCTACATTCTCGTCGATCCCACGCAAGTGGTTTCGATCGAGATGGTGGAGAACAACAAGGTCACCTCCACCGACAGCCTCGATCTGCGCACCGATGCGCTGGAATTGTTTGCCGAGATTATCGGCCCCAAGGTGGCGGCGCTCGCTGCCGACCTGGCAGACCTACGCAACCGGCTCAACCAGATGGGCAACCAGCGCCTGCTGATGGCGGTAGCGCAGGACGTTGCACGCGTGAAAGCCTCGCTGCGCTACAACGTGACTGGAGCGATTGATTACAGCACTGAGTGGTTCCTCGACGATATCTACAGCGACACCCAAGATACGCACATGCAGGGCTACGACTGCATGATCGATGAGGGGTTGCGTTTCGGCTATGACAACATGGACGAGTGGGAAATCAAGCTGTTCAGCGCCAACGACGCGAACGCAGCTTATTCCAACGGTCTGCTGCTGCCGAAGTACGAAGAAGTGCTGCGCATGGCGACTACGACGTCCACATCGCCTGATCTCACGCTCGGGATCGCGCAGTATGGCTACCAAGACATCGAGATGAAGCAGGGCTTTATGAGCCGCACGCGCTTGCGCTACGGCGACTCGTTCTGGGTCTGCTCGAACTCGCTGCAGTGGGACTACAATGATGTTTGGGGCTCGACCAATCGCCTGGTCAATGCCTACGGCATGAACCCGATCGCTCCACTCTATGATGAGAACACCGGTGTGACGTCGACGCGCATGACGATGATCGGTGCGCAAATTTACGGCGCCGGTCTCACCATCAATCACGAGCTGTCACGCTACGACCACTACTGGCTCGACACGTGGAACGAGCCATTCATGTACGCCATCACGGTCGACCACGAGATTAGGGGCGCGTTCGTCGCCCAGACATTCTTAGTGGCCAACGATATCTGGGCCACGTCGCTGCACTTCTATGTCAGCGCCAAAGGCGCCAACGAGAACATTCACGTCGCGCTTACCGAGCTGCACGCCGGCGTGCCGGACCCTGAAAAGACGATGGTCAAGGTTGTCCACCCCGAGGCCAGCATCGTGGTTGGCTGGAACAAGGTGATGATCCCACCGACGTTCATGCGCAAGGGCGCGAAGTACGCGATGTGCTTGATCAGCAACGCTAACCATCAGGTCGGCATGGTGTCTGGTCAGAAGTATCTTGACGGCACCTTCTTCTACTCGACTGACGGCGTGTATTATCAAGGCGATCTGACTAAAGACTTGATGATGCAGGTTTGGGGCGCCTACTTCAATAATTCGCAGGTCGTCATCGAGTTCGAGCCCATCAACCTTGATGGCGGTTTCCGCAATATCGATCTTCTCGCTGAAATGTGGGTGCCGTCGTCAGCAAAGATCATTTTCGAGATGAAGCCCAACGGTGTTGGCGAGTGGCAGCCGCTACTGCAAGACAACACCGACGTGCTCTCGATTGCACCGACGATGGCTTACTTCCGTGCTCGCTTCGATGGTAGCCGCGACATGCATGGTGCGATCAGGCTCACCGGTTCGCGCATGCGAGCGTGGCGCCCAAAGACGCACCTCACGCACACATCCAACGGGATTGTGCTGGCATCTAACTGCGGAACAGTCCTGGTCACTTGTGTGCTGGAGCATTTCGATGAAATCCCGCACGATCACACGTGCAAGCTTTTGACTGGACCGACCTACACGACCATCGAAGACCCCGATGCAACGGTGACCAAGCTCACTGACGCATTGGCTGGACGATGGGAGCGCGTCTATACGTTCAATATGTCGCCGGCGATCTCGCAATTCTTGGTGCTGCAAACCGGCGCCACTAATTCCGCGCAGAATACGTTCCACGTCGCGGAGCGAACATTCTTAGGTCTACCGTAGGAGATGAATGATGGCAGTCGATCTAGGCACTTTGTCTGACGACGTTCAGTATCGCGTAAAACTCAGCAAGCCCGTCGTGATCGGACAGCTGACATTGTCACCCACCACACTGAACACCGTGAAAGGCAGAGTGCTGAAAGGTTTCCCAGCTGACTCGGTAGAAGCGGTGGAAGAACTACGCGCAGGAGATGCCGGTGGCGCAGCGTTTCGAGCAACAATACAGAACCAAGAGGCTAGATAATCTTGGTGATCCTGAGTTTCATAACCGGCGCTGGGCGGATATCGACCGGCGCATGGATGCGCGTGAGAACGACGCAACCAAGATCGACAATGCAGTTGACTCTCTCAAGACCGTAGCGCTTTCCCGCCTCAACGACGATCTGACACCGATCATTCAACAGGCGATTGATCGACTGGTTCAGTTCGGTTTGCTGTTCAGCGCGCATTCACACACTGAGCGCACGATCGAACTAGGCAATATGCAGTTCTTGATCGACGAGGGCGAGCGTGAAGGGTTCGTTGCCACGGGGTTTCTGATCATTCGGCCGGTGGCCAACCTTGCCATCGGCATGACTGCGCGCACGCTAGATTATGTTCCGCAAACGGGCGTGCTCACGGTCGAGTCCTATACCGCTATCGGTGGCGGTGTTTACGCGGAGTGGTCGATCGGCGTCACCGGCGATCCCGACCTGGCGCACTCGACCCGCTCCGATAACCCACACCAAGTCACTGCGGAGCAGGTTGGTGCCTACAGTAAGCAGCAGAGCGATAATCAGTTCACGGCGGAGATAGCGGCACGCACCGCTATGATCACCGATGCATTGAACACGCTGGTCGGGGGTGCTCCGAGTACGCTCAACACGTTGGCTGAAATTGCTCAAGCGCTCGGCAACGATGCCAACTACTCTGGCACGATCGAGACCGCGCTCAGCAACCGCGTTCGCTACGACGACAACCAGACGCTGAGCATTCCGCAGAAGCAGCAAGTCGGTCTCAACGTCGGTGGCACCTCTGCGCGCATGCTGTTGCCGATGGATACGGCTGGACGCCTTCCGCGTGTTGATGCTTCCGCGATCGAGTTTGTCTCGCGAGTGCCAGAGGGACGATTAAATCTCAACACGTGGCAAACTGGAAATCTGAGCAACACGTATTCGCAGGTCATCTACTACAATCCGGTTAATGGCAAGACTGTGCCGGTTTATGACCCTGCCTACGGTTACTTCCGCGCTCGTCAATTCACGCTCAACGATACCTCTCTGACAGGCTTGTCGTTGAACATGGCCGGCAATGCCGCCTTTCCAGTTGGTGTCTACGACCTATGGATAGCTGACGTCGGTGGTGCGATCGCTCTTGGCGTAGGTCCATCTTGGCCAGTGAATCACAACTGGTCCGGCGGCGCGCCGATACGCAACGTGGCGCAAGGTGGAGTGCCCACGCCTTACGCTGGTTTGTTCGTCAACAGCGCACCAATGCCCTTCCGTTACGGTGTGACGAACTTGATCACTGTCCCAGCCGGACATGCAACGTGGGTCGGCACCTGTTGGGTTTATCCGACTGTTGGCATCGTTCGCATGGATCGCCACAAGGGCGATGAGCCTGGGCAATATGGCTGCTGTGGTCTTTGGAACAAGTACAACAAGATCAGACAAGCCATCAGTCGCTCCGACACGCTTGGCAGTTACACGCACGCATCGGGCGGTGCCTGGTCGCCACAGGCCAATCACACTGGTTGTAACGATTACATCTTCTGGGTTACCGGCGAGACTGCTCCATACTCGGCCTATTATCGCCAGATGTGTTATGCCCACAGCGCCGGCGGCATTGCGTACATCAGCATTGGGTTGAACGGCAATCCAGGTTACAGCACGTACGGCTACGCGCACATTCAGATCGGTGGCAACTACATGGACATGTATGCGTTCGCTGATCTCTGGAACGTCAATCCAGGCATGAACTATCTGTCAATGTACACTGTGAGCAGCGGCGTCTATTTCCAATTTTTCGGCACTCACCCAAACTGTCAAATGACGCTGAATTGGGATTGTTGATCATGCCGCATCCGGTCGTTCCAGGTTTCGTTACGCCTTTCGATGCTACGCCGCAGGCAACGGGTCTCTTAGGCCGCGGACCAGTCGTGCAGCTTGACGACAAGATACGCACGCTGTTTCCAGTTGTTGTCGCTGTCAGCATCGGCAACATCGACGACAAATCGACCTGGAAACTTTACTTCAAGCCAGAGGCAACGCAGGCCGAAAAAGATGCGGCACAGCAAGGTGTCAACGACCTGGACGTTCAAGAGGCGTTGAAGCAGCCATGAGGATACGGGTCAAGGACACTGAGGTTGAGTATTACTCGCGGGCGAAGCGTGATGGCGCGCTGGTGCGCGTGCAAGGGCAGATGTGGCACGTGCAGGGTGTCACCGCTGACTTGGTTTCCAACCCAGACTCAATTCCCCAGTTTAGCGGCTCGCAGGGCGAGCAGCGGCAGTGGTGGGTCGAATTGATCGAGGCTTAGATGAACCAAATCAAGACCACGCGGTATGAGGTCGAGCTAGAGACCGTCAGCGACGTTGCTGTCACTGCTATTTTTCGTGACGACGTGGTAGGCGATTTCTATCGCGACATCGTCTTCTTTGGTGAACCGCCGGAGCCGGTAGAGGGCACAGCAGTAGTCGACACATCGACGATCCCCACGCTGATGAGGGTCAGGATCAGAGCGTCCGCTGTCGATTCACTCAAGATCACGGTGCCGCAGGACGAGTTCTAACAGGAGATCGCCATGCCTTACCCAAACCCTTCCGTTGCGCCTCGTATCTTGAGCATCTTCACCGCGCGCACTCCACTCGCTACTGTCAGGCAGTACAACTACGTCGGCTACTTCGATGCCACCATGGCGCCGACCCTTCCGATATTCACCAACGCGCCAGTCTCGAAGCTGCTCGCGCTTCGCACCGGTGTTCGGTTTCCATACGCGATCGTGCCGATGAAATTTAAGGTCTGATGGAGGACCTGACCGGCAGCATTCAGCGAGTATGCGACGGTCTCGCTGATGAAGCAGCTAATCGTGTGAGTGCTGATCTCTCTGGTGAGCAGATCGATATTCACTCCGTTGTCTATCGTCACGTCAGACAAGTTCTTATCGACTGGTTCCTGGGTGAGTTCATCCCTGGGCGCTGAGTCGTTCGCTCTCATCAATCGCCACTAACGCAAAGGAGCACCGTCATGGCGCGCCCGACTTTTGGCTTGGAATTTTTTCGCGTGGACGATCAACCGCAGCCCGTCGTCGGCGCGAACATGGACGTCATTGGCATCGTCGGCCCGTGCTCCACAGCAGACGAGGAGGCATTCCCACTCAACACTCCCGTCTACATGTATTCCAACGATCTCCCCACCCTCGCCAAGCTCGGTGATGGCAGTGGGTACTTCGACGGGTACATCGCCGACGCCATCAACGGCATCAACGCCCAGCTCGCCGATTTCCAAATCGCCGCGCAGCTGATCATCGTGCGAACCGAATACGGCACGCACGCCGACGCCAATCTCAAGCTGCAGCAGACTATCGCCAACATCATGGGGCAGTCGGTGATGGGCAACGGCATCTGGGCCCTGCTCAAGGCGCCGAACAAGCTCTACTGCACCCCGCGCATCATTATTTGCCCTGGCTACACCGGTCAGATGGCGAACTCGCTCAATACGCTCAAGACCAGCACTGTTGGCCGCGGCTACATCCCGTGGGGTGAGTACACCGTCAGCTTCGGGCCTGGTGTCGCCGAGACCAATGGCGCGAACCTGGTCATGCCCACCGCGCACGTCGTAGCCAACGCTGAGGGCGAAATCCACGACGACGACATCTACATCGATGGTTGGGGTGCCTGGCTCACCGATGCTCCGACCGCCACCATCACGCCACCGGACGGCCCCCCGATTGACGCTCTCGCGGCTAGTGGCCAGATCATCTTTTCGCGTGAGCCTGGCATCGGATCGACGATCTCGCTCGGCGGCACCACGATCACCTTCGTGTCGGGCACGCCGACGGGCAATCAGGTGCAGATCGGCGGCAACCTCGACATTACGCTCACGCGGCTGCTCGACTTTCTGCAGAACTCACCCGACCCCAACATCGGCGACAACGATTACTCGCTGGTGCAAGGCACGCTGCTGATTGTGCAGAAGGAGACCGGCGCAGCTGGCAACGGCTATCAGCTGCGCAGCACGGTCACTGGCTCCTCGCTCTCAGGATCGCACCTCACGGGCGGGCGCGACGCGCAGCCACCGACGCAGGCGGTGCTGGTCGCCACCATGGCGCTCGGGGCCAATCCGATCGCCTCGATGCTCGGCGGAGTGCTCGACGGTCTCATTGGCCATGCTATCGTGGAGAGCGCCGGTATCAGCGAGGTCGCCGATAAGAACTGGCGCACGACGCTCAACCATCCTCGCCTGATCGGCGTGAGCGGCGGCGTCAAGATCATGGACCCGATCACCGGCGACATCATCGTGCGTCCGATCGCCGGCCGCATCGCCGGCCTCATGGTTGCGCAAGACTTCCGCATCGGCTTCCCCTCGCACTCGTGCGCGAACCGGCCGATCCAGGGCATCGTCGGTCCTGCACGCTCGATCGAGTTCTCGCTCACCGATGGCGACACCGAAGGGCAGCAAATTCTCGCTGCCAACCTCGGGGTCGTTGTGCGCGGCTTGATCGGTGTCGAGACCGCCATCAGCTCCGGCGGCTTCGTCTTCATCGGCACCGACAACATGGGCGACGATGAGTTGTGGAGATTTTACAACGTTATGCGCATGCGCGATTACATCCACCTTTCGCTCATGCCGGCGCTACGCACCTATCTCGGCCGCAGCAACATCACGCGGCAGACGATCAGGAACGTTCTCTCCACGGTCGATCACTTCCTCTCGTCACTGGTGGCGATGGGGCAGCTGCTCGGTAAGAAGGTCACTTTCCGCGGCAACCTTAACTCTGCCGAGGAGATCAGGCTCGGGCATCTCACCATCGGCTTCCAGGCGGAAGAGCCGACAGTCCTGCGTCGTATCACCACGATGAGCGCGAGGTACAGACCTGCAATTGATCAAATGGTAGCTCAACTCGAACAGGAGTTGAACATCGGTGCAGCGGCCTAACGCGAACGTGGGCGACGATTGTTAGCCTGTTGCTTCTTCGTCGCCCACCTCACGTTGCCTGGACGATAGTCACCGTTCTTGTCTGGGTAGCGATCAAGTGAATGCTGCGGCGATGGGCGCCGGCCTATGTGGTCACGAAAGGCTGCAAAGTTTCGTCGCCACTTCGCGCTAACTTTGACACCAATCGCGCCATAAAACTTGAAGCTCTCGGTGTTGGGATTGTAGCAACGCCTAATCATCTCGCACCAAGCACTGTACTCAGGTGTTTGGCGCCGTCTCAACTTGCCGCCGTGCTTAGTTTTGATCTTGCGCCCCACTTCTACACGAAGGTGTCCGCAGGACTTGGTGATGCCTCGTCGGAGGTTGGTGCCGATGACGGTCGTGCGCTTGCCGCAACTGCAGCGGCATTCCCAGATCGCAAAGCCGCAAGTCTGAGAGCTGCCGGCGTGGCGGAGGACGGTCAGTTTGCCGAAGCGTCGGCCCGTGAGGTCGATCATCTGTGTCATGGGTTCAGATAGTACCATATGAATAGGTGACGACAAGTGCCCAACCATCCGTTAGTTCTCGACTACGCAAATCTCTATTGCGGCTCAGCTCCGAACGACGAGACGAAGAGCAATCATCTCGTTCTGACGGAGCTGACTTTACCGACGCTTGAAATCCAATACGTCGATCACCGTGCCGGCGGCGCGCCGGTGGCGGTCGAGATCGACGTTGTCATGACGCGGATGGAGCTGTCATTCGAGATTGTCGGCATCACACCGCAGATCATGGCGCTGCTGCGCAATCTCGAGTCAAGCAAGCACGACTTCTTCGCCTACGGAAATTTGCGCGACTACATGAGCGGCGACGCGATGCAGCTCGAAGCGATCTTCCGCGGGCAGCTCGCGCGCGTGGAGCCGCGCCCGATCAGGCGCGGCAACGTCTTTCACATGAAATATCAAGTGCGCGGGCTCATGCGCTACGAGCTGTACATCGGTGACGACAACGTTCCGATCTATCGCTGGGACTTTTTCAACAACGAGTTTGAGTCCGGCGACATCATTGGCACATAAGGGAGCATGACCCATGCCGAATCCCGTCTATGTAATGGACTACGCCAACTTGTTCTGCGGTTCTGGACCCGCAGATGATGAGGCCTCGAACCACCTGATCCTTACAGAAGTCAATCTTCCGGCGATGGACGTGCAGTACGCTGACCATCGTGCGGCCGGCGCGCCAATCTACATCGAGCTTGATACCGGCATGGCGCGTCTGGAATGCACCTTTGTCCTTGTCGGCATCACGCCACAGGTGATGAACCTGGTGAACAGTTGGATCACCACGGAGCGCAAGTTCTTCTGCTACGGCAACGTGCGTGATCACAACAGCGGCGTCGCTCTGCAGGCTGCTGCTGCTTTCATCGGTCAGCTTGGACGCGCCGATCCGCAGAACTTCCGCAAGGGCGATGTGATGCACACCAACTATGCCATCCGTAGCATCACGCACTACGAGTTCGCGCTTGCCGATCAGCCTTTGGTGCTATGGGACTTTTTCACCAACACCAGGTTTTTCGGTGGCATGGATAAGAACGCGGAGATCAACTCCAACCTCAACATCATGGCGCCGGCGCCAGAAGTTCTGCTCAGAAACTTCCAGGTCGCGCTCGATCCAGGCGCCGGCGGACCAGGCTAATCGATGACGCTAGATATTCTGCGCAAGCATGGCGGCTGGTGCGTTGAGTTGCAGCAGCCGCTCAAATATCGCGGCGACGATGTGTCGGCGATCGAGCTACGCCGGCCAACGGCCGAGCAGACTATCCGCTGGAGCAACTGGCAAATTCCCTCGACGCTTGCACTGCTGAGTGAGTTGTGTGGTCTGCCAGAAAAATTAATCCGTCAGCTGCCATCGGACGATTTTGAGCGCGTGATGTTCGCGCTCACTAACGTTGTGCCGCCTTGGCTCAAGACAGATATGGACGAGGGCAAACGTCCACTCGCAACACCGGACGAGGTTCTAGCGGAAGCCGAACAAGCTGTCGTCGTGCCTGATCAGCAAGACCCGCGCTTCCCCGCGGTTGATGGTCCGGTCGTGCGCCTGCGCGAGCGCGAGCCGAAACCCACGCCGCCACCTGAGAAGCCAATCAACCTTGCACCGCCTGCAACGTCCGAGGTGGTGAGCTAATGGCTGACGACGAAACTACCATCAAGTTACTAATCGAAGCTGAGGATCGCAGCCGCGAGACCTTCGAGGCTGCCAAAAAGCGGGCTGAGGACCTGGCTAAGCTTGAGATCGATCTTGCGAACAAAGTCAGAGATGCGCAAGAGAAGCAGGCTAACGGTCAGTACAAACTAAACATCTCCGCCAAAGAATTTTTTGATCTGAAAAAGCAGGAGATGAACGTCCATGCGCAGCTGCAGCAAGCGCAGATGGCGCAGTACGCTGCTCTGCAGAACTTGGTAGCTGCACATCAAAAACTCACCGCCGCAGTGACAGCGCACGGCAATGCGGCTACGCGTGCTTTTGGCTCCGCAGGCCAAGCTCTGCTTACTTATGGCAAGCACTTCTTGGCAGTCTCTGCGATTATAGAAACTGGTCGCCGCGCGCTTGTAACCTTCGCCGAGTACGAGCGCGGCATGAACCGGATCGCATTGGAGTCCGGTAAGACCAGCAAAGAGCTTAACGATCTAGGCCACACCTTCACTGCGCTGTCGGGTATGACCGGCCGCCATATGTCGGACCTGCAGGCTAGCTTTCTCAAGATGAAGGAGCAGACTACCGGACCATTTCAAGACGTCGTGCATCTGTTTGAGCGTGTCACAACTGCAGCGCACGTCGCCGGCGTTCAGTCAGAGACTGTAGCGAAGATTGCCGCTACTGCGATGGCGGATTTGAAAATTCCGATAACTGAGATGGGTGACTATCTCGACACGCTGGTCAAGACAGTACCGGCATCGATGATGGAAACATGGGGTCATGTCGGCCCGCATCTCACGCAAGTTTTGAAAGATATAGGTTTTACCGGCAAGGAGAACGCCGAACTTTTACAAGCTGGATTTGCTGGAGCTGCGCGGGCACTCGGCAGTGCCGAGCGTGCGGGTCAAGGCGTGTCTAAAGTCATGACCATGGCTGGAGACATCTCAACTCGGCTCGGCACACTGATGGTGCCGCAAATTCAGAGGATTCAGCAAGCTGGCGGCGACGCCAGTGACGTTATGATCGAAGCTTACGAACGAATGAGAGCGTTGGGTGTCGATGACCCCAACCTGGTCAAACGCTCGCTTGCTCAACGAATGTTTGGCGTCACTCAGACCGATATCGATGCGTTGAAAGAGGCAGTCGAGCAAACACGCATACTCAAGGAGGTTGCGCACGAAGCCGGCACCGATGTCAACACGGTTCAGAAAGCGCTTGGTCTATTAGGCAAGGATTCTAAAACGTCGCTCGACACCATCACTGCCAGCTTCAACAACATGCTGGAGTCGCTTGGCGACATATTGGTGATGAGCGGTCTGCCGAACGCACTCAGTGAATTTCTAAAATCCACTGCTCGCGATATCGAAATGATCGTCAAGCTGTGGAAGTGGGTTGAAGAGCACGTCCCAGGCATGGGCAGCAAAGGCTACTCGGAACCTGGTGCTGAGCCTGGTGCACCGACGAAGCCTACTGCGCAAGGGCAAATGTTTGGCGGGGTCGGTCAGTTTTTTGGTCAGTCTGGTCAGATGAAGTGGGACCTGCTGATGCGTATGTTCGGCATCGGCGGCATGGTCCCAGGCGGAGGTGGCGAGCCGCAGGGGCCTGTGCTCCCGCCCGCGGTGCGTCAGAAGCTCGAAGACGACGCCAAAGCCGCCGCAGAAGCACGGCAGAAAAAAGAAGAGGAGATCAAAGAGAAGTACGAGCAGCGCAGACTGCTCATTGAGCAGCGGCGACAGCAGCGCAAACCGGCTTATGCGACTGGTGGTAGCTTCGAGGTTGGCGGTCAAGGCGGCGTTGACTCTCAAGACGTTTCCTTCCGCGCAACGCCTGGTGAGCGTGTAGACGTCACCACACCGCTGCAAGAAAGCCTGCAGCAGCAACAGGACAAAGCCGATATTGCGATGCGCGAGCATTTCTCGCGCTTCCACCAGACGGCCTTCACTAAAACGACTCCTGCATCTTGGTGGCCTAGTGGTGGTGTCCGTGAGCCTGGTGCTGCCGGCGGTGGCGGTGGGCGTAGTCCACTCAGTGGCGGTGGTCACCCCAGTTCTGGTGCTTCGACCCGAGGGCCTAGCAGTGGTGGCGGCCAAGATGGGTCAACTGGAACGACCGAGGCTCCTGGCACCGGCTCGACACCTCTCAAAACACCGACCAACCTCGATGTGACTTCACCTCAAGGGCCAGCACAAGACATCCAAACTGCTATCGAGCGAGGCTATCTAAAGCCGCCAGACGCGGGTGGCACTGCAACAGGCGGCGGTAGTCCCTATCTCGCAAACCAACGCGCAGCTCTGTTCAAGGAGCTAGATGCCAATCCAGCCTTGAAGACGACAGTCGCCCGTCTCATCGCTACCGAGAACCACTCAACGGCTCCTGGCGCACGCGCTGCCATCTTGGAACGTCTCGTCAATGAGGCAGTCCGCACCGGCAAAACAGTCGAGCAGATGGTCGGCAAGAGCGGCACCAGTTGGTATGGTCCCATCAAGAATAATAACCTGCGCAATTTAAGCGACGAAGAAATGAAGGTTAGCCTGCGCGAGATGGAAACGGTGCGCGGCGGCAGCAACCTTATCGATTTCCGCACTGAACAGGGTATGTGGAACGATAAACATCGAGAGCATCCCTGGACGAAAAAAGTTGGAGTTGAGAAGTCCCGCCTCAAGAACATCCTTGGTGAGTATTTCAGCGACGCGGATCAAGAAGCTCAGAACTGGGCCAATAAGCAACGCGAGGCGATGAAGACCTATGATGCTGCGCATCCGGCGGATGGGAAGCCAGCAGGGGCTACAGGCGCGCCAACAGTCGGCACTGCAAGCTCCGTCAAATCAGCAGTCTATGCTGGTCAGTCTTTCGACGCACAAGGTAATGTAGTCGATGCGCCTGCTGGGGGATCAGTCGACCTCCCGACTTCGAAAACAGCTGTATGGGCGCCGTCCGTCGAGAAGGACCCAAACTACCCCAACGTCACCGAGCTGCAGCCCAAGGTCGCCAAGGACCGCAGGCAAGGTCTCGATCCTCGGCTTAAGTCCGCGCTCGACGTTGCAGCTGGTGAGAACGGTCTTAAGGTCGTTGTCACTTCTGGCGGTCAACACAAACACGGCGAAGGCGGCACGCGCACCGGAAGCCTGCGCCACGATCACGGTGGAGCAGCAGACTTTGATCTGGTCGACCCCAAGACTGGCAAGACGCTTGAGCGTAATGATCCGCGGCGTCTAGCGTTCTTGCAGCGTGCAGCCTCACTCGGTGCCGGCGGTGCTGGTACCGGCTACATGTCGGACAAGCGCAAAATCCACATGGGCATCACTGGTGCCTCATCAAGAGTCGGCGAAGGCCTTGGCGCGTATGCCGGCAATGATGCTGAACGAGCTGCCATCAACAAAGGCGTCGAGGAGTGGAAGAAGGACCCGACCAAGCTCGCTCGCATCATGAAGGAGCGCCGCGAGCTGGCGCAGAAGAAGGCTCAAGAGCAACAGGCGGCCAATAAGCCGGCCACTGCCCCAACCAACACCAAATCGGAAACTTCGAAACCTGCCGACGGGAGAGCCGCCGGCAAGAGCGCCGCTGCCGTTGCAGCTCACAACACTCAGATCGCTGCTGCTGATACTGGCGACAAAGCTGCCGGCAAGAGTTCAGCTGCTGTTGCCGCTCACACCGCAGCGAACTCACCGGTCGCTGATAAACCTGGTGGCATCGGCTCTCGACAATGGGGCGGTGGAGTTCGTGCTGGCCGGCCGTACATGGTGGGCGAGAGCGGGCCCGAGTTATTCACGCCCGCGGGGCCTGGTCAGATCACGCCTGGTGGCTTTGATATCGGCGGCATGGCTGCACAGTATCAGCAGTTCGCCGAAATGATGCGCACACCAATCCGTCCACAGATCGAGATGCCACGCGCGGGTCCGATCATGCGGCGTGCATCTCGACGCATCGAGCAGCAACGCGAGATCGACGTTAGCCGCATGTCGCGGCATGCCGCTCACTCTGACATTGGATTTACCTGATGGCCAACTTTGAAGAACGCTGGAACGGTGAAGCGGCCAGTGGGCCGTTCCCCGAAATCCCTGACAGTGAAATCCACCAGTACCAGCCGCGAGCGGAGAAGGTGTCGTGGCGCAACATCGCCGATCCATCAACTGGTCTTACGCACCGCACCAACACGCCGGCCTATGGGTTGTCGCAGCCGACCTACGATCCACAACCAAAGTCAGCGCTCTACATGTGGGGCCCGCTGGCGTTTGAAGTCTGGCCGCTTAACATCCACGAGTTCGACCACGAGACCGACACCGACTGGGCGCAGAAAGAGATCGCCGGCTCAGCGATCTTCCGCGAGTGGGTCGGAGAGAACGACGAGAACCTCTACTTCCGCGGCAAGATTTTTCCTTATCGCATCGGCGGCATGAGTGAGCTGGAGCTGCTGGAGGCTTCACGTCGCAAAGGCATTGCGCAAGCGCTGATCCGCAGCGGCGGCAACGAGGGTACGCATCTGGGTTGGTACGTGATTGAGAAGCTCGTGCGCGCGCACAAGTTTCTCTCCTCTGAGGGTGTCGGCCAGGTAATTGAGTTCGAGGCAATCTTTACGCGCGTGCCCGTGCCCGATGATCCGACCGGACACTTCGCGCAGATGTGGACTGCAGGCTATGTTGGGGGCTGAGCGTGGCCATCATCGGTTTCGAGTTGCACAGGGTCGCTAGTGAATACGTCACGGTCGATCTAATCATTTGGAAACGCTACCGTGGCCGTGCCGAGGGCATGGTCGAGCTGATGCTCGACGCTAATCCGCACATCTCACACGTTCACCGCGTCACGCCGTTCTTGCCCGTCGGCGTCTACATTCGCGTGCCAATCGATCCCAACCTCGTTCTTGGCAGGCCTGCACCGCTCGCGCAGGACAGCCTGTGGACCGATCGTGAGGGCTATCGGCTCGGTGTTGGTCAGCTGCCGCCCCCAACACCAGCATCAACGACGACACCCTAATGGCGACCTTCGACGACAGATTTAACGCTGTTAATGAGCTGCACTACGATCCGCTCAAGCGCGACACGCTGATCGGTGAGCTAGACCCGTTCCGTGGTGCCTACAATCAAACCAATCGAATGCGGGCGTACGTCGAGGTTATCGTCGATGGCGTTGATATCACCAACAAGATCGAACCTTTTCTGATCAGCGTACGCTTTCGAGACGGCAAAGAAAAAGATTGCGAAATTGAAATCGATGACCGCGACGGCAGGTTGCCAATCCCACCATTGTACGCCCCTCTGCAGATATCGCTCGGGTGGGCACGTGAGGGTCTCTACAATTTATTTCACGGCACCATCACGGACCTCGAACATGGTTTTGGCCGCAAGCAAGGCGGCCGTCGCATGTGGGTAAAAGGCAAGGGCTTGAACGACGTCGAGACGCGTTTCAAGGAGCCTATGCAAGACGTGCTCGGCCAGGGCGCGCCGCCTGGTCAGAAGCAAGGTGCCATGCATGGCCTGCCAGATTGGATAAAGCAGATTGGAAAGAACGCTGGTGTCAGCACCTACGTCAACTCTGCATTCTCGAAGTTCAAGCAGGACCACTGGCAGATGATGGGTGCCAGCCCGATGCATGAGTTTACATCGCTTGCAGACAAGTTCGGATCGATGCTGGAGTTTGGTCCGAACAACACGGTCTCGTTTCTGGTGCCAGGAGAACGCGGTGTGAGCTGTCGTGCAGTCTGGCGCGACAATTTAATTGGTTATCGTGTGCGCCCGTGGGAAGCGCGCACGTCGTATGGTGGCGCACAGTCCATGTCATTCGACAACATGGCCGGCGAGTGGCTGAAGCAATTCACTGACACGGCTAAAAAAGCGATTGGGCCAGGAATAGCTGCTGTCGCAAAGGGCGGATCACCAGGGCCGCAGGCAACTGAACAAAGCGCCGGCCAAGCCAACGAAGGCGCTGGCACCACCATGGACTCCGCCTCCTCTGGTCAGGGGCGGATCGTCATCAATGGCGAGCCCCGCGCGCAGTACGCTAGCATGGTCAGCTTGGAAGGTGTTCGTCCAGGCGTTGATGGTCACTACCACATTTGGATCGCTGAACACATCTACTCGCGCCAGGGCTATGTAACTTGGCTCGACGTCACGCCGGTCGCTAAAGCCGAGGGTTCCAACAACGTTTGGTACGGCTTTCAGCCGCGACCCCAGCCCAATATCGGCTGACTTTACTTCACATCGCAGAGGAGACTGGACATGGCTGCCAGCCTGGAAGATCGCGTATTGGACCTTGGGCTAAACGTCCTCGACAACGAATCTACAACGATCAGCGTTTGCTCAACCGAGCCGACGTCCATCGCCATTGCAGCGACCTCGGGCTTGCTCGGCTTCAAGACCGGTGCTGCTGGCGCCATGTTTGGCGCACCAAGCGCCGGCGCCCCTAACGGCAGGCAGGTGGCCTCGGTGGCAATCTCCGACGGCACCATTACCACCTCTGGTACTGCCAGCTGGTGGGCAGCCTATGCTGCCGGCACGCTGCACGCCCACGGCACGCTCTCGGGTGCGCAAGTGGTCACCGCTGGCAACACCTTCACGCTGGCGAGCTTCACGATCAAGATTCCGGCGAGCTGATGAAAGAGCCTCCGCTCGATATCCAAGCCGAGTTCGCAGAAGAGTGCGAACATGTCATCCGCGCGCTGTCGGGGATGTGCTTCAGCTTCGATCAGAACGGGCATTTCTTTCCGCTCGCTTCCGACATGGCCGTGCTTGCAGCCGCAGTAGACCTGCTCAAACGTGCTCGCTCAAAGTGATCCTCGTTCTTGTAGCGTTGTTATTCGCAGCTCCGGCCTCAGCACGCGATCTTACGCTGCCCAACCACAAGCTAACGCCAGGCGTCACACGATCGCTCTCCCACGCCAAAATCTGCTCTACGATCTGGTCCCGTGATCGCCGTTTCGTCACAGCTAAAATGAAGCTCAACGTCTATCATAGCTACGGACTGATCGGCCCGCGCGATCGGCGGTGCGTGCCCGATGCACACGGGCGCCGGTGCGAGATTGACCACCTGATCCCGCGTTCGCTCGGCGGTGCTGATGTGCCCGCCAATCTCTGGCCGCAGCCGTTCGGTACCAGGCCGTGGAATGCAGCCCGTAAGGATCGCTTGGAGGTGAAGCTGAGCAGAGAAGTCTGCGCCGGCAAACTTGCGTTGAGAACTGCGCGCCGCATGCTAGTCAACGACTACAGGATTGCTTATCGTCGCTACATTGGCAATCCGTAGGAGGAGGGAATGGGCGTAGACAATCTCAAAGCCGCTTCTTTGGTCATTACCGTGGGCTGGCAGCCAATGGACACGTTCCCAAAGGATGGCAGCACCGTCGAGATCACCGACGCGAAAGGCTTCATCTGCAGAGCGCAGTGGCATAGTGGACGCATCTTGACTGCGAGCTTGAACATCGTCGATCCGACAGGGTGGCGAAACTTGGAGTAACCAATGCAAGGCGCGACCAGGGCAGCGCTCGTATTTGAAGACACCAACATCACCAACGTCGGCATCAAGACTACGATGCACACGCGTACCATTGAAACTCGTCACGGCACCTTCACCGTTTTCGACGAGGATGAGCTGGTCGGGCTCTCGCTCGTTACCTACGGCGAGTACAGCGAGGGCGAGGTTGAGGTCTTTAGAAAGGTTCTAAGGTCTGGCGATGTGGCGATCGACGTCGGCGCCAACATCGGCGCGCTTACGGTGCCGATGGCCAAGCTGGTCGGTGAGCAGGGCAAGGTTTGGGCTTTCGAAGCCAGCGACGCCAACCTCAAGCTCCTCTACAAGAACATCGAGCAGAATAACCTAAGCAAGGTTGAAGTTCTCCCATTTGCAGCCAGTGACAAGAGTGGCTTTCTAAAGGTCGACAAGCAATCAGCCCTGCACGCCTATAGCCGTCGCGATATCAACGAAGGCGAGTTCGAGGTCTCATGCATGACCATTGACGAGCTGAAGCTCGCCAAGGTCAAGCTGATCAAGATCGATGTCGACGGCCACGAGCTGCAAGTGCTCAACGGTGCAGTCGAAACCATCAAGCGCTGCCGGCCGATCATCTACATCGAGAACGAGATCGCGGAGAAGCGCGAGGCCCTAGTCGCCTGGTTCATCGATCACGGCTACCGCCTGTACTGGCACCGGCCCTACCTCTTCAACATCGACAACTGGCGCGATGACAAGAAGAACATCTTCGGGGCACTGGTCTCGATCATGAACGTCTGCATCCCCGATGAAGAGGGCTACGAGGTACTGGCGCTCGAAGAGGTCAGCGACTATCGCAACGATGATCGCATGTTCGATCGCGAGTGCGAGCGCTATCTTCGCTATGTCAAGCGCGATCCTGGCGACCTGCAATCGCGCTGGATGGCAGCGCACTACACCAACCTGATGCAGCGTCGACGCGAGGCCTGGGAGCTGGTCGAGGACAATCTCGCGCGCGATCCCGAGCACGTGCCCACGCGCGCACTATCCGCGTTGATGCAGCTGCAGGATGGCAACTACGGTCGTGAAGGTTGGGCAGGCTACGAGATCAGGCACCGGCAGCCCAACCGCCATCAGTTCGGCGGCGATCGTAACTTCGGCCCGCGCATCAAGCGTTGGGACGGCGAGAAGACCGACAAGCCGCTGCTGATCTGGAGCGAGCAGGGCTTCGGCGACAACATTATGTTTGCCCGCTTCTTCAAGCACGTGCTTAAGCGCGCGCCTAACGCCATCTTGGAGTGCCGGCCCGAGCTGTACGAGCTGTTCGAGTATTCTGGCGTCGCTCCGATCGAGTGGCGCAACAATTATTCCCGCCCCCATCTCTTTCGCCTTGGCCGCACGCTGCCGCGTGTTGAGCTGCAACTCCCCCTCCCTTCCACCGCGTGGGCGCTCGGCGCCGATGACAACATGATCCGCACCGGCCCGTATCTCGACGTCGACGGGACGCTGGTCGACAACTGGCGCGGTCACGGCAACATCCGGCTCGGCCAGACGCCGGAGGGTCCGCTGCATGGTGCGCGCATCGGCCTGTGCCACAAGGGATCGGCCACCTCCGAGCGCCCCTACACCCGTGACATCCCCAAAGAGCTGCTGATGCCGCTGGTCCGAAAATTCGGACCAGTGTTTCCGCTCGACCAGGTGGGACAGTTCGAGAGCTTCGCCATGACCGCGGCGGCGATCAAGGCGCTCGATCTGGTGATCACCGTCGACACCTCGATCGCGCACCTCGCCGGCGCGCTCGGCGTGCCGACCTGGCTGCTGCTGAGCTTCGATCCCGACTTCCGCTGGGGGCTCAAAGGCAATCGCACGCTCTGGTATCCGAGCGTGAAAATCTTTCGCCAGCCAAAATTCCGCGACTGGCAGAGCGTGGTCGACGAGGTGATGGCAGCGCTCGATGGCCCTCCAGACTTTTCCTCTTCCTAAACCACTGACAGTTGGTTCACCGGTCCTCGGGTCGGTGGCCATTTTACCGCGCCGGCTCTACACCGGCCCGCTCACCGTCGGTCGTCCCGTCATCAAGATCGCCGATCTGTTCGGTGAGCCCGTCGATCTCACCGTCGGCAGTCCCATCATCGAGGATGCGCCGCTCTATCCGACGTTTCCCTGGTTCAACGGCCAGGTCGAAATTCTGAACGACTGGAGCCGACGCGATCCCGAAGTCTGGCCGCTTAACTGCCTGAAGTACGATCCCGAAGACGGTAGCGAGTGCAAAGAGGCGTTGTTCAGCAACTTCAACGCCAAGCTGATGCTGGAGTGCGACGGCGAAAGCTTGATCGGCCGTACCGTCCCAGGCCGCGGCGTCGCCAAGAAAATTCCGTTGATGCCGCCGCTCGCGTTCATCGATGGTCAGCTGCAGATCGAAGGGCCCCTCGGCGGCTTCGGTGAGACCGAAGACCCACTCATCGTCGAGGATGAAGTTCTCAAGCTCAAGATCGATGAACCGCTGGAGATCATCAACGGCAAGCTGACGGTCGAGCTGCCGCCTGGCCAGCCGCCCATCCTCGCAATTCGCGTTCTCACTTCGACCGGCGAGTTCATCCCCACGCCAGGCATGAGCTGCAGCATCGTCGAGATGGTCGGTGCAGGCGGCGGAGCTGCCGGCCTTTCTGGCGGCGCCGGCGGCTACAGCTGGTCGCCTGGTGGCGGCAGCGGATCGTACAGTCGATCGCTCCTCACCAAGGAGCAGATCGGCAGCTCAATTTCGATAGTCGTCGGACTTGGTGGAAATGGCGGCGGTGCTAATCAACCTGGCTCGAACGGCGGTCTTTCAAGCTTCGGCTCGTTGGTCATCGCCAATGGCGGAAAGGGCGCCACGATATGGCAAGGTGGTCTCGGCGGTGATCCTGGCACCGGCGACTTCACCTCTGCAGGCAACGCCGGCGGTGGCTACAGCGGCATCAATGGAGCTGCAGTTGAAAATGGCTTTGGCGGCGCCAGCTTCTTCGGCGGCTCGACGCCAGGCCAGTATTGGGACGCGATACGCAACGGCTTGCCTGGTGCCAAGTATGGCGCGGGTGGAGCGGGTGCTAGTAACGCAGCGCAAACCGCAGGATTGTCAGGAGGCCGCGGCGCCGATGGCGTCATCGTGGTCACAGAGTACGCAGCTCCACGCGGCACTAAAGGCGACGTTGGGCCTGCAGGTCCGCAAGGCATACAGGGGCCGCAAGGCGTTCAAGGTCCCATCGGCAGCACCGGCCCGCAGGGGCCGCAGGGCGCCGTGGGTCTGCAGGGGCCGCAGGGGCCGATAGGCTTCACTGGAAACGCTGGCCCCGTTGGCCCCAAGGGCGACGTTGGCCCGCAAGGCGTCCAGGGTATTCAAGGCCTCACTGGTCAGACTGGACCCCAGGGTGTCAAAGGGGACAAAGGCGTTCAGGGCGACACCGGTTCGCAAGGTCCGCAAGGTAACGTTGGGCCGCAGGGTCCGCTCGGCTTGACCGGCCCAATGGGGCCAGTCGGTGCGACGGGTCCGCAAGGTCCAATCGGCAACACTGGCCCGCAAGGCCCGCAGGGCACCGGCCTCACCATCCAAGGCACGGTGCCGACCTCAGCTAATCTGCCGACAGGGCTCACCACTGCCGACGCCGGCGACGGCTACATCACCGCTGACACCGGCCACATGTGGGTGTGGGATGGCGACAGTTGGACCGATGCCGGCAACGTCACAGGTCCTGAAGGTCCGCAGGGTCCCGTAGGTCCGCAAGGTCCGCAAGGCATTCAAGGCATCGAGGGCGACGTAGGTCCGCAAGGTCCGCAAGGTATCCAAGGCGTGCAGGGCCCAATCGGCAACATCGGCCCGCAAGGCGTGCAAGGTCCAATCGGATTGACCGGCCCGCAAGGTCCAGTCGGCTCGACCGGCACCGGCGTCACGATGAAGGGTTCGGTCGCCACGTCGTTTGATCTGCCGGTCACCGCTGTTCAAGGCGACGCCTACATCGTACAGGCCGACGACAGCTTGTGGATTTACAGCGGCTCGCAATGGGTGAACGGCGGTTCGATCCAGGGCCCGCAAGGCATCCAAGGCACGCAAGGTATCCAGGGCGTACAGGGCCCGAAAGGCGATCAGGGTGATCAAGGCATTGCGGGACCGATCGGCGACATTGGACCAGAGGGACCGATCGGCAACACTGGCGCGCAAGGTCCGCAGGGCGTCAAGGGTGATACTGGTGACACCGGCCCGCAGGGCATCCAAGGCCCTATCGGCAACACCGGCCCGCAGGGCGTCAAGGGCGACACCGGTGACACCGGCCTGCAGGGCATCCAAGGCATTCAAGGTCCAATCGGCAACACCGGCCCGCAGGGAGAGCAGGGCGTCAAAGGTGATACTGGCGACATCGGCCCGCAGGGTATCCAAGGCGATCAAGGGCCAATCGGTGTGACGGGGCCAGAGGGTCCAATCGGCCCGCAAGGCGTGCAAGGCATTCAGGGCGTCGTCGGCCCGATCGGCTTGACGGGTCCGCAAGGCACCAACGCCTACACCGCGCTCGCTGCCGGCTTCACCGTCCCGCCGATAGGGCAAACCGTTTCCGTCATGCTCACCGATGCGAGCTGGGTCACTGTTGGTCAGATGATCTGGGTGCAGGACGCTGGCGTCGGCACCGACACCGCGGGCGCGTTCAAGGTCACTGCCAAAGTTGGTAACACCATCACGCTGCTCAACATCGATCTTGGCGGACCTGGTGGCGTACCCGACGCGCCGCTCACAGGCACCCTGTACGCGCGCAGGAACGGCACTTGGGTTGCTATCAACAGTTTCCCCGAGGCACCGCTCGACGGTGCACAGTACGCGAGAAAGTCAGCGAGCTGGCAGATTGTCGCGACGCTGCCCGAGGCACCGCAGAACGGTCTCCCGTTCGTGCGCAAGGACGGCGCCTGGGCTGCTACGATAGTCGACGTTCCGACTGACAATAAATTTTACTTCCGTAAAGACGGCGCGTGGATCGAGCAGAAGGTGCCGTTCGCATTTCCGATCGCCGGCCGACCCGTTGCGAATATGCGGATCAACGTGCCGATGGCGATCGCGATCATCATCCCTTCTGGTCTCACTGGATCAATTGGCTACGGCGGCACTGCAGCGACAGCGTCGACGCAGTTCGTTCTCAATAAAGTCACCATGGGAGGATCGATAACGCAGCTCGGCACCGTCACCGCGCCCGCTGGCTCTAGCGGCCCATTCACGTTCGCAGGCGCAGGCGGACCACTCGCAGCGGGTGAGATGCTGCAGATCGCAGCGCCGGCCACGCCGGACAACACGCTCGCCAATCTCGGCATAACAATCCTGGCGACGAGGGCGTGATGCCGCAAATTTTTCTCTTCACTGATGGTACTTCTACATACGTTCGGTACTGGTCTGATCCTGGCGACTGGAATCCAGACGACAACACGGTCGAGTGTCTTGGCGCCGGCGGCAGAGGCGCGGCGCAGATAGCCGCCCCTCAGGACAACAGTTGGGCTGGCGGAGGTTCGGGTGGCGGTGCTTACGCCAAGGGCGTCAATATCAACCCAGCTTTCCCTGTTCCCTATGTCGTGCAGCCGCAGTCATTAGTCTACTCACCTTCTACCCTCTATCACACCGTCTTCGGTTCTACTGCGTACTACTTTCAAGACCCGCGTCCTGGCGTCGTGCAGGCGGAGTGTGGCTCTGCTGGAATAGGCGGCAACCCTCAAACGGCTCCTGGCGGTCAGTGGAAATACCCAACGGGATATGCTGGAGGATCAGGTGGAGGTGGTTGGGCGCAGCTCGGTGGTGCGCCTTACGGCGGTGGTGGCGGCGGTGCAGCTGGACCGCACGGCGCCGGTGGCAATGGCACGGCCGCCAATGCCAGCACGCTTGGTACGCCTGGCTACGGTGACGCTGGCTACACTGCCGCACCTGGGCAAGGCGGAGCTGGCGTCAACGGCACGCAGTGGGGTTCATGTGGCTGCGGCTCTGCCACCTGGGGCGGCTGGCCGGAGTACGGGCCGCAGAACGGCGGCAACTACGGCGCCGGCGCCGGTGGTGCGACTGGCATGCTCACTGGTGCTCGATACCAAGCGGCCGGCAGTCCTGGCCTCATCGTCATCACCTATACGCCGCGCGTGTCGAACGAAATCGTGATGGTCATAGTCTGATGGCGGAAATCAACCCGCTCGCAGACCCTGGCAAAAACGTAAGCAGCGGTGGCTGGGTCTCTCCGGCTGGCGAATCTGGATTACAGGGCCCGCAAGGCACGCAGGGCACGCAGGGCACGCAGGGCATTCAAGGCGTGCAAGGCGACACCGGCGCGCAGGGTCCGCAAGGCGTCAAGGGCGACACCGGCGACACCGGCCCGCAGGGTGTCAAAGGCGACACCGGCAACACTGGCGCGCAAGGTCCGCAGGGCATTCAGGGGCCCGTCGGCGCCGGTCTGCAAATTCAAGGGCACGTCGCAGACGCTGCAAGCCTGCCGACGGGACTGACAACCGCCGACGCTGGCAAGGCATGGGTCACCGACGACACCGGCCACACCTGGACGTGGAGCGGCACAGCTTGGGTCGATGTCGGTGCGCTCGAAGGCGCGCCTGGTGCGGATGGCCCTCCTGGTCCTGCAGGGGCTGATGGGCCTGAAGGTCCTGGCTATCGCGCCACCAGCACGACGTCGGACACGATCTCGCTCGGCCCGCATACCTTTACCGTTCCAGCCGGCCTCGCGTACACGCCAGGCGCCCGTGTACGCGTGGCCTCGCAGAGCGATCCCGAGCAGTGGATGGAGGGTGAGTGCACCGCTTACAGCGGCACCTCGCTCACCATCAACGTCGACGACACCAGCGCGATTGCCGATCCCGCTGGCAGTTATGTCTCCAAGGCCGGCGACACGATGACCGGCGATCTAACCGTCAATAAGAACACACCGACTTTAATTCTCAACAAGACCGCAAGCGATCAGAATGCGATGCTCTACTCGCAAGTTAATGGAAGCTCGCGCTGGGCTTTCGTTATCGGCGACAACGATCCAGAGACGGGTGGCAACGTTGGTACCAACTTTGCCATCGGCAGTTACGCAGACAATGGTTCTTATCTACGCACGCCACTGCGGTTTGATCGAGCAACTGGACTTGGTGTTGTATCCGGCAATCCAGTTGCTGCACTCGGCATAGCGACCAAGCAGTATGTCGACACTCATCCGCTATCGACGCATACCGTGCTCAACACAGTTGGCTCGGGCACGTACACCACACCAGCAAATTGCAGACGTCTCAAAGTCAGGCTGCTCGGCGGCGGCGCGGGTGGCAGCAGCTTCAACGTAAACGGACAGTCCGGCGGCAACACCATATTCGGCCCAGCAACGGCAGGTGGAGGGCAGGGCACTGGCGGTTACTACCTCTCTGGCGCTGGCGGCGTTGTGACTGGTTGCGATTTTGCTGTCCGAGGTGCTTCAGCATCTGCCATCGCGAGCGCTAACCTATCGCAAGATCGTGGTGGTGGGACGGGCGCATCTGGTCCCTTTGGCGGTGCCGGTGCTGGGAGCTGGGCGACTACTGCAGCTGGAGCCGCTTCAGCGAATAGCGGCAGCGGTGGTGGCGGCGGTGGTTCGAACGGCAGTAGCAATCCTGGTGCAGGCGGCGCCGCCGGCGGCTACGGTGAATTGGTCATCGATAATCCTGCTGCATCTTACTCCTATACTGTTGGTGCAGGCGGACTTGGTGCAACAGCTGGCACTAACTCAGGCGCCGGTGGTGCCGGTGGTTCAGGGGTCATTCTTATCGAGGCAATCTTCTGATGACGTTCACAGACTGGAGCGTAAATATCGCAGGATTGCGCGGGCGTGGCGCTGGACCAACTGGACCCAAAGGTGACACCGGCGCGCAAGGATCACAAGGCGCGCAAGGAATAAGTGGACCGCAAGGCTCCAACGCGTACACCACGACGACCGCGCCCTTCACTGTTCCGCCTGTTGGTCAGACTGTCAGCGTTACGCTCGCCGATGCGAGCTGGATCACCATCGGCCAGATCGTGTGGGTGCAGACCGCGGGCGGTTCGGGCAACGCCGGCGCGCTGCGCGTCACCGCTAAGGCCGGCAACACCGTCACGCTGCTCAACCAAGAAGGTGGACCCGCGGGCATTCCTGATGCTGTCGATAGCAAGACGTACGTGAGAAGATACGGCGCGTGGGTCGAGCTGACGATCCCCGTTGTATTCCCATTCGCAGGCAAACCTCTCGCCAGTGCCAAGGTCGTTGTACCAATGGCGATTGGACTAATTATTCCTGCAAATCTTACGGGCTCGACGGGCTACACCACCGTCAACTCAACAGGTTCTCCAGTGTTCACAGTCAATAAATTGGCTACCGACGGCACCGCGACTACAATTGGATCGATCACGTTTTCGGCGGGAGTACGTGCCGCCGCAGCTGCCGGTGCAGGTGGCTCGCTCGCTATCGGCGAAGCACTTCAGCTTGTTGCGCCGGCGTCGCCAGACGCGACACTTGCTGATCTTGGCATTTCTATTCTTGCAGCGAGGGCGTGATGCCACGCGCATATCTCACTACGCCTGGCAATAACGCTGTTCAGTACTGGCCCCGCCCCGACGATTGGAACCCAAACGACAACACAGTCGAGGTGATTGGCGCAGGATTTCTAGGTGGCATTCAGGGTTTCGCACCGCGAATGGCACCGCACGAAGCGGGCGCGCCAGCTCCACGGGCAATCACCTACGGTGGAGGCGGTGGCGGCGGAGGTGCTTACGCCAAGGGCGTTAATCTCGATCCAACGTTTCCTGTGCCTTGTATCATCGCCTCAGGAAGCTCTTATGGATCGGCTGGATATCATTCTGGCTTCAACATCACGACCCCTACTCCGACGTACGCTCCTGGCATGGTCGTGGCGCGCAATGGCGACCCTGCTGGATCGTATTCTGGCCTCGGTGGTCAAGGCGGCCCCGCTTTTTATCCAACCGGTTTCAAGGGTGGCAACGGCGGCAACGCACCAAATCAAAGTGATGGCAAGGGTGCAGGTGGCGGCGGTGCTGGCGGTCCTAATGGTGCAGGCAGCAACGGCGGCAACTCAACATCTGCTGCTGGAGGGACTGGCGGAGCCGCTGATGGCGGGACTGTTGCAGGTAGCGCAGCAAGAGAAGACGGCCGCAGCGGGCAAGAGTGGGATATGTCGCATGGTTGCGGCGCAGGTGGCGGTGGGCTCACCGGCGGCGTTCCTGTTCAAGGACTCACTGGTCTGGGCGGTAAGTATGGTGGTGGCGGTGGAGGTTCTACGAGTGGCACAAACCAACCTGGCTCTGGCGGCGACGCTCTCATCATTATCACCTGGACATCGCTACCTCCTGTTCCGCGAGCGCTCATCCTGACCTAACCATGTCTCTTCCTGGTCAAGCAGTCAGCACTGGTGCAGAAGTCTCTCCCGCGGGCGACGGCGGCCTGCAGGGTGTGCAAGGCGTGCAAGGACCAGTTGGGCCCGCAAGCACGGTGCCAGGCCCACAGGGCATTCAGGGAATACAAGGCGTGCCTGGCCCTGGTTACGCATCGACGAGCCCGACCTCGAATGCCATCGGCACCGGCTTAAAAACTTTCACCACTCAGCTCGGGCTTGCATACACCGCGGGCGCGCGTGCGCGCATCTCCTCACGCGGCACGCCGACGAAGTGGATGGAAGGCATCGTCAACGCCTACGATCCAGCAAGCGGCGTGCTGCAGCTCAACGTCGACATGACCAGCGACACTGCCGCAGCTGCAGCCACTCCCACGCCGATTGTGTTTCGCAATTATCTCGGCGGGCTCGAGTTGGCGCCTGCTGCAACTACGATCACGATCGCGACCGGTTGCGCCTGCTCCGATGATGGCTCGACGATGATGACGCTGTCAGCGGCGATCACCAAGGTGATCAACGCTGCTTGGTCTGCGGGCAATGGCAATGGTGGTCTCGACACCGGTGCGATCGCTAACAACACCTGGTACAACGTCTTTTTGATCGGCAACGTGAGCAGCGGCGCAGTCGACGTGCTCTTCGTCGTCGGAGCATTAGGCTCAATACCGGCGCCGACTATGCCGACGGGCTACACCGTCAAACGACGCATTGGATCGTTCGCTACAGGTTCGACTGGGCAGGTCACACCGTTCACGCAACTCGGCGATGATTTTCTTTGGGTAACGACGCCCATAAACTACAGCAACGCCACGATGGTTCAGGCGCAGACCTCGTACTATCTCAGCGTTCCACCAGGCCTCAAAGTGATCGCTTTCTTCTCGATCCACGTGAATGTGGGCACTGCCAGCTGGATGCTTGTTCAATCGCCAGACGCGACTAATGCGCCCAACGACCCTCCAGGGAATAACAACATGTACACTCTTCCCCAGAGCAACGATTTTCGCATTCGCACCAACACCAATCAGCAGATCAACATTGGGTGCGGTGCGACGAGCGGCGGCCTCTATCTCCTCACCAGAGGCTGGAACGATAGTCGGGGCAAATGACCTTCACCGATTGGGACATCGACGCTGTAGGCGTGCAGGGACTGCGAGGGCCGCGAGGATCGACGGCAACCTCAACTCCGAGCGCTGACGCTATCAACCTATCACGTGCAGGACGTGACGGCTTGCTGTGGACGCCGGCCACGCTCAACAACCTGATCAATGGCAAGGTGATCTTCACTCCCCCGTACTTCCGCATCAAGACACTGTTGGGAAACGATCCATCTGCAGCGGACCCAGTGTTCTGCGTCATGCCGGATGCGACGACGATCATCAAGATTACAACGGCCAGCGTGCTCACGATGCTCCCTGGCGTCACTTTTGGGGGGCAGGCATCTTCCGCCGCCATCCGGTTATGGCTCTACTTGTTTGCCGACGGTCGGCTTGGTGTTCGCTGCAACATGGCGGCGAACAAGATACTCGGGCCACCACCTGATCGGATGACTACCGCGAATTTTGCTGCGCCTGGTGCGGCCGGTGTGACTTATGGAAGCTCAAGCGGTCAGATGCTCTATCGGCCGATCGCTTACGTGGACTTTGACTCCGCTCCAGTGTCGGGCGGTGATTGGTACGGATCACCCAGCCGCATCACGATGGTAGGGCCGAACACGCCAATGCCTGGTGCGCGCTTGCAGGAGAGCGGCCAGGCGCAACAGAGCCAAATTACTTGCAACACCGGCGGCTGGACACAAACAACGATCTACAACTACATCCAACCAAGCTGCGTGCAACATGCCGTACGTGTGAGCTGTAACTCAGATGGGCATCTCTCGGTCCCAGCTCAGACCGAGTATTGCGTTGCGCAAGTGTTCAGGAACGACGCCACTGCGCTTGCTCAGGTCAATTACTCGTACACATGGACAGCGACTGCTAGCTCCTCGTTCATCATCTACGCTGGCGGCTTCATCGATTATCCATACACGATCGCCAACACGCTCTACCGCCTTTACGTGCACCTTTCGGTCAACGGCGGCAACACGCTGTATATTCCGCACGGCGGAGGCTGGATGCAGACCACCGAGCTGATGACATGACGTTCACCGATTGGGACATCAACGTTGCGGGTCAGCTCGGGCAGACGGGACCGACTGGGCCAGCTGGAACAATAGGGTTGAGCACCGACGCGAACAATCTCTCGCGTTTAGGAAGCGACAGTCTGATCTGGACGCCGGCGACGGTGACCAACAACTTGATCAATGGCAGGGTGACGGCGACGGTCGCTGCCAACACGACCACCTTCTGGATCAAGAACACCTTGTCCGGTGGCGATCCATCGCCGAGCTATCCAGTCTACTGCGTAATGCCGGATGCTACTGTCGTGCGGCTCACGGCGGCAACATCGATCACAATTCCGGCCGGCTTCACCTTTGCTAACCAAGCGACTTCATGGATTCGCATCTGGGTCTATTTGCTAGCAACAGGCGTGCTCGCGGTGCGCTGCTGCATCACCGGAGGCAAGCTAGCAGGGCCGGCACCCGATCGTATGTCGGTTCTCGCCTTCAGTGGCGCCGGCGTCTTCGGCAACAACTACGCAGCCGCGCCGGCGACCGCGATCCCGTATCGTCCAATCGCGTACCTGGACTATGACCTCTCGCCGCAAACAAGCGGCAACTGGATCAATACACCGACCCGCATCACGCAGGTCGGGCCTAATACGTTGATGCCTGGTGCGATGATCCAAGAGCTGGGGCAAGCGCACCAGAGCCAAGTGACTTGCCAAACTGGTGGTTGGACGCAGACGAGCACCTGGTGCTACATCCAACCGAGCTTCGTGCAGCACGCAGTGCGGGTCGAGTGCAACGCCGACATGCTGCTCAACTGCGCTGCCTCTAACGAATACATCATGTCGCAGGTTTGGAGGAATGACGCGACCCCGATCGGACAGATCAACTACGCGTACGGTTGGGCGCAGACTGTAGTGTTTTCATTCATTGCGCATGCTGGCTGCCTCCTCGATTATCCAGGCACGACAGCAAACACGCTCTACCGTTTGTACTTCCACATCTACGTCAGTGGCTCGAACATCGCGTACTGCCCACATGGTGGCGCGTGGATGCAGCTAGCGGAGCTGATGACCTAAGGAGAGCAGCAATGGCACTGAGTTATGAAGAGACCGCGAACCTGATGCGGGACGCTACGTTCATCAATCGTATCAAGATCGCGTGCCTCGTCTACATGCATGAGATCATGAACGAGCCGTACGAGACGCCCGCGCACGTGACGCGTCTGAAGTGGGCACAGAGCGTCTCGCAAACACCCGACAGTGTCGCGATGCAGCTCGCGCCGATCGTGGTCATGGACCCCGCTATTCAAGCCGCAGGCGCCAACGTGACCGACTCTGACCTGCAGGTCGCGGTCGTCGGCGCCATCAACAAAATGCTATGAGCTGGAAACGCGAAGGATACTGCTGCAAATGTGGACAGTGCTGTCGTGGCGCGATTGACGGATTACCTGCTCAGGACGACGGCGCTTGCCCTTATCTGGCAGCGACGAACGCTGCGGGCGAACGTCTCTGCCGTATCCATGACACCGTCGACACCTACTGGGCGCGCGGCTGCAACGTCTGGCCAAGCGTCCCGCATCACATCGAAGCCTACGACCGTTGCACCTTTACGTTCGTCTGGGTAGACGATGCCGACTAAGACTTTCTATCTGCTCAACACCGCTGCTGTTGCACCCAACTACTGGGGTAACATGCAGGATGGCGGCAGCGCGCCTGCAGCGGCTTCGTGCACCTACGGTTGGACGGTTGCCAAGACCGTGGTCACATCCGGCACCTTCCGGGCGCGCCTGGGTGCAAACGCGCTCGCGACCGTCGGCGGCACTGTCACGAGCGGGATCACCAATACGCTCGCTCCACGCCCAGGCACTGCCGCGACCAACACGGCGGCTGGCGACAGCTTCGTGGTCGGTCCACTCAACGGCTCATTTGCGGCTGGCAACTGGACTTTCAACTGGCAATTCCGCACTGCCGCCGCGACCACGGTCGGCTACCTGCGGATGCGGGTGTGGAAGGGCTCCGACCCGAGTGGCGCAGGCGCCACTGATCTGTCCCCCAGCGGCGTCCCCATCGATGGCGCCAGCGTCACCATGTCGTCGATCACGACGAGCTACAACAGCTCAATGACGTGGAACGCTCCCGCCATCACGCTCAACAACGAGTACCTGTTCTTCGAGGTCGAGTGGCGCGAGACGACAGCCGGCACTTCGAACCAGAGCGGCGCCACTTTCCGCCAGGGCGAAAGCTCGATTGTCACTACCAACTTCACCTTTGCGGCGATCAGCTTTCCGGCAGCCACCAACCTTGCAGTGTCGCAGCCTGTCGTCGGTGGAGGTCTTGGACCTCTTTGGCAACCGATAGAGCTTGGCACCAACCTGCAAAGCTGGCTCGACGCCTCGGACGCCAGTACGGTTACGGTCACCGGCAGCGGTGTTTCTCAGTGGCGTGACAAGTCCTCGTTTGCCCGCCACGGCAACCAGACCACTGATGCCAACCGCCCGCCCTACCTTGGCGGTAATGTTATCAAATTTCAGTCATTGGACGCGCTCACCTTCACAGGTAATCCATCCGGTTCCTACGACTGTTGCTTCGCTGGACTGCAAGCCGCTGGCGCAACAAACAAGACGATCTTTTTCAACACCTCGGCGGAGATTCCTCTCCGCATCACATCGACAGGTCAGGTCGGCGTCGTCGATGGTGGAGTCTTTTCCCAAGCCGGCACCGCCACCTGGGAGCCAGACAACGAAGCCCTCTGCTACTTCCGGCTAGCCAACGGCATCCCGACTTACGTGGCGATGAACGGTGGCGGATGGCACGAAGCCGCCGGTATGCCCACGCGGCAGATTCTCTCCATCGGCCGCACCGACGCCTCCGAAGGCTTCGGCGATCTCTACGAGATCGTGCTGCTGCCCTACGAGTCTTCTGATGCTGACAGGCAAAAGCTCGAAGGCTACATGGCCTGGAAATGGGGCTTGGCTCAGTATCTGCTCGACGACGCCCACCCCTATAAGTCAGCTGCGCCAAGGGTCGGTGGTTATCCCTACCCGACACTCACCGAAATAGGTCCCGAGGTTCTGACAGCGAGCGATCTGAGCGTTGCAGCTCCGGTTCTCGGCGCACCTAATCTTGCGGAACTGCTTCCGTCCTCGGACTTGACGGCTATCAGCTTCGCCATCAGCGCACTCGTCATCAGCACCTCGACCCTTGGTCAAGCTCACAAGCTCCAGGGCAACGCGGCGGCTGCTGGTGCTCCGTCATTCATCACTGCCACGATCAAGCAAGCGCACGCCTTCCAAGCGCAGCCCGTCACTGCAGGCCTGCCAGTCATCGGCAGTTCTGCTGTCTCGCTCACCGTCAACGTGACGGTTAGTAGCCTCGCGGTGCCTTCGCCGAGCTTCGGCACGCCGGCGATGGTGCCAATCATTCTGCTCTCGCCCATTGCTTACGCCACGCCACCTCCGGCGCTCGTGGCTGCGACGCTCGGGCAGAAGCACGTACTCGCTGCGCCCGCTTTTACCCCAACGTCACCGCCCGCACTCGCTGCCGCGAGCATTACTCAGAAGCACGTCCTGACTGCGTCCGCTATTGCGGTCGGATCACCAAGCCTTGGCGTTGGTACGGCTAGCGTAGCTTCGCTAGTCCTCACTGCCGTTCCGGTTGCCGCGAGCAATCCTGCATTCACGATCCCAGCGCTGCAGCAGAAACATGTGCTGGCAGGAGCGTCAGCGGCCGCGGGATCGCCTGCTCTTGGCGCCGGCATCCTTGGCCTCACCGCCAACAGCTTTGCGAGCAGCTCGCCCACGCTCACGGCACCGAGCCTCGGGCAGAGGCACGCATTCACTGCGACCGCGCTTGCTTTAGCTGCGCCGTCTTTGGCTGCTACGACCCTCGGTCAATCTGGCGTCTTGGCGTGTATCCCCATCGCCATCACGCCCCCGACGCTTTCCGCCGGCGTGCTCGCGCAGAAGCACGTGCTGGCGGCGAACTCGTTGGCGATTTCTGCGCCGGCGCCGGCAGCAGCCACGCTGAAGCAAGTGCATGCACTTACGACCGCGAGCCTGGCGGTCACCGCGCCGTCCTTGGGGGCCTGTGCACTCGGACAATCCCACGTCCTTGGCACGCTCTCCCTTGCAGCGGGTGCACCAGTGCTCGCGGCCGCAGTGCTCGGCCAAGCCGGCGTAATGGCGGCGCTACCGATCACCGTCAGCTCCCCCGTCATTGGCTCTGCAAACTTCAGCCAGAAGCATAGCGCGGTTGCCTCTTCCTTTGCGACTTCCGCGCCCTCGCTGAGTAGCCCGTCACTCGGCAAGGTGCTTTCGGTTGGAGCGCTCGCCGTCGGTGCCCCAGCCTTAGGCGCTCCTAGCTTGGCCAAGGCACTGACGGCGGCGCCTCTTGCGGCAGGTGCTCCTGCTCTTGGCACTCCCTCCCTGACTGCTGTGGTCGCATGTGTGGCGGACGCATTGGCGACCACGACACCGGCAATCGGTACACCAGCGCTCAAGCAAGTCCACAAGCTTGTTGCGGTTATCACCATCGGCCCGCCCGTCCTATCGGTCCCAACGCTCGGCATCATCGGTGTGGTGATTGCCGTACCGGCGATAGCGGGTGCTCCGGTCCTCGGGGCCCCAGCACTCGGGCAGCGACACGTCCTCTCTGCCGCTGGGGCCTCGACGGGGGCGCCGACGATCGCCGCGCCCGCATGCGCGATAAGGGTCGGACTTACCGCGCAGCCGCTGGCGGTTGCGCCGGTTCTTGGCGCACCAAAACTTGAGCAGATACACCAACTCACGGCCGCGAACCTGGCAGGATCGGCGCCGGCGATCGGCACCGCTTTCTTCGGTCAGGCCGGCGTGATGGCGGCGGTCCCCTTGTGGATAGGACCGCTAATCGTCTCTATCCCCAACCTTAGACAGCGCCACCGTTTCACGGAAAACGTGCTCGCCGCGGGCGCCCCCGTGCTTGGGGCGGCGATCTTCCTGCCGCGGCTGCTGTCGGCGCCCCTGTATGCAGGACACCCCGAGATCGGGACACCGGCCCTCGGGCAACAGCACGCTCTGCAGCCAGTATCCCTGGCCGACCGCGCCCCGAGCCTTGGGGCGGCTTTTTTCAGCCAGGCCGGTATCTTGGCCGCGGTCCCGCTGGAAACGGCGCCAGCGGCCTTCTCTGCCCCAGCAATCGGGCAACGATACAAACTTAGCACCCCTATTCTGCAGATTGGGGGTCCCGAAATAGGGGCACCCCAATACCAGGGCGTCAACCGGCTCCCGAGGGCCTACAATCTCTTTGCAGGGCGTTTTAAGCCCCTCCCCGCTGTCCTGGGGCAGGTCCACCCGCTAACGCCGCAGAATGCCTCCGCTGGCCGTCCTACGACCCTTCTAGCGCCATCCCTGGCAGAGGTGCGGCCCCTGGACCCGCTCGGGGTCGAGGTCGGACCCCCGTCCCTGGACGCGCCGGCGTGCGGGTTGTGGCAGCCGCGGCCTGGCGATGTGGTCGACGTCATCGGGTGCCCGCACCGCCCGACCATCGAAGGCCGGCGCGGTGGCGCCACCATCACGGCGAAGTCGCAGCGCGCTGCGGATATCACCGGCCAGCGCAACGGTGGCGGACGCATCATCGGTCGCAAGCAGCGTGTGACCATCTAAGCTTGGGTGGGGAGTATCCTACGCCCTGGGCTCCCGCCCTCGGCCTGGGCTCGGGCCCGCCGCGGCTCGGGCCCAGGCGCTCCCTTAGAGATCACGATGGAAATCACCTTCCGCTGCCTGCCGAAGTTCGAAGCTACCCTGCCGCGGCCAGTGCCTGCAGCTAATCGGCTTCCCGACTGGCTCCGCTCAATGCCGGCAACGGCATTCAGCGAGCTGCAGAAAAAAGAAATTCACACCGCCAAGCAGTGCGCGCCGTTCATCGACGCCATGACCGCCGGCTTCCTCATCCCGTTGGCGGTCGACATCAAGGTCGAGAACAGCAAGCTGACTTGGGACCGCAACGACCTCGGCGGCAAGCCGCCGGTCAATCAGCACGAGCAAGTGCAGGTGGACGGCACGCCGTTCTCGCGGGTGCCTGTAATCCGCTTCAACAATTTCTGGACGATCGAGACCCCGCCTGGCTACTCGCTCCTGGTGGTGCACCCTATCAACCTGCACGCTTTGCCGTTCATCACCATCACAGGGCTGGTCGACACCGACAAGTACGTCGACAACTTCATCAATTTTCCTGTGCATTGGTGCGACGTTGCGTTCAAGGGCGTGCTGCCGAAGGGGACGCCGATCGCCCAGTGCATACCGATCAAGCGCGACGACTGGACATCGTGCTTCGGGACGATCGAAGGCGACGCTGCTAATCGACTGATCGAGGTCTCGCAGGCGGTCGCGGATGAGCCTGGCACCTACCGCAGGCAATTTCGCGCGCCCAAGCATTGGAGATAGGCATGGCACTGACGCACCACGACGACATCGAGCTGATGATCGGCGACGAGTGGGTGATCCGCGGTCGCCTACTCGACGAGGATGGGCAGCCAATCGACCTGGGGCCGGCGAACGTCGACGTCGTCTGGGCACTGTGCGGGCCTGATGGCTATCGGGTACCAGGCCTCGAAGTCACCACGGTGGAGAAACAGACTGGCGGCGACGTGCTGATCACACTGCCCCACACGCTCACGCGCACACTTGAGCCCGCGCGCTACCTGGACTCAATCCGCGTGGTTGTCGATGGCGCACCGTCGACGGAATGGGTCGGTATCATCTTAGCCAACGCCGATCCGTTTCATCTGATTGCACCGCCACTACTGGAGACACCACCACTACTGGAGTCGCAGATGGAAGAACCACCTGATGACGGTCAGCTTTACGCCCGCCGCGCTGGCCAGTGGATCGAGCTGCCCTCCGGTTTCTCGACCATGTTCGAGTACATCTACGAGGACACGCAGACGGCGCCACCGAACAATTCACAGCTAAGGCTCGATAACTCTGACCCCACGCTCGCGACAAAAATCTGGCTGCACAACAACAATGCTGACAGTGTCGACGTCTCGAACCTTCTCCTTCTGATCGAGCAGGGCTTCATCATCTTTGTGCAAGATAAGAATGACCCTACGCACCGTGCGCGTTTCCTTGCGACCGGACCAATGATCAACCTCGGCACGTACTGCGAAATTCCAGTCATGTTCGAGGCAATGGTGAGCGGTGGGGTCCCGCCAAGCGATGGCCAGCGCGTCATCGTCATGGTCTATGGAGGAGGTTGATGGCGAACGAAAATCTGCACCTGTCAAATGCCGGAGCTGGGCTCATCAAGCATTTCGAATCCTGCCTACGTCCAGTCGGCAGCAAGTTTCAGGCGTACTACGATCCCGTACGCGTACTGACCATCGGGTGGGGCCACACCAATCACCACGGGCGCAAGTTCAAGGCCGGCGCAAAGTGGACGCGCAAAGAATGCGACGACGAATTTCTCTCCGATATGGAGCTATTCGAAGACGCGGTTAAGCAAGCGGTCAAGGTGCCGCTCACGCAATATCAGTTCGACGCGTTGGTCTCATTCACCTTCAACTGCGGCGCCGGTAACCTGCGATCATCCACTCTGCTTCGCCTGGTTAACGCCAACGCTTTCGACGCGGCCTCACGCGAGTTCGCCAAGTGGAATAAGGCCGGCAAGAAGGTGCTCAAGGGGTTGACGCGCAGGCGCGCGAGCGAAGCTCTGATGTTCCAGAATGCTGCTGATGCTGACTACGACGGCAAAGCTGATCCGCGCCCGATCAAGAAGCCGGACGACATACCGATCCACGGCGTCGAAGCACCGCCGGTGCTACTGCCGGAACTACCAAAGCTCGCAGCCGATACAGCAGCACTCATCCTGCAGACCAGGCTGGGTGACATGGGGTTGCTCGATCCTCCGCCTGACGGCATCGTTGGATCAGTCACGCGCTGGGCCCTGGAGGCGGCCGGCATCAAGACCCCGCTGACGGTCGAGAGTGCAAACAAAATCGCGCATCAGCTGTCAGAAATTCCGATGCTGCCGTTGAAGCCTGGTAACGATCTCGCCGGTCGCATCGTGCGCACAGCAGAAGAGCGAGGCTTCTGGATCGCGCGCCACAAGAGCTGCTGCAACATCTTCTACATCGAAGGCATGAACGAGGACGGCACCACCAACCCCAACAAGCCGAACCGGTTCAACGACCTTCGCGTCGTGATCAAGTGCAATGCTGATGGCGTGCCGAAGATTGTCGGGCAGTGGCAGGCGACAACTGAGCCTTCAAAGCACTGGACGATTAACCCGATGAACCCCAAGGGTGCCGCGCGCATCGCATTCGGGCAATGGAAGAGCTGGATCGTCGGCACGCACAACAGCAGCCATGAGGCGCTTATCCAGGTCATGCCGCTCACCGTCTACCGCGACAAAAACAAGGACTACTCACGCGTGGGTGATGTGCAGGACAGCGGCCTTTTCGGTATCAATCAGCACTGGGGCTACGACCTGCCGAAGGATGATCTCGGGCGCTCATCCGCGGGCTGCCTGGTCGGCCGCATGAAGGCCGGTCACCGCGAGTTCATGAAGCTGATCAAAGCGGATGCCCGCTACCAGGCAACGGGCTCTTACAAGTTCATGACAACAATCATGCCAGCGCAGTGGGTGCTGGGAACACAGGAGAAGACGCGATGAACTTTGATTTCTTGAAGGTACTGCAGATGCTGCTTTCGGTTCTCGGCCGCGACAAGCCAAAGGTCGAAGAGGTGGTCAAGAACGTCGTCGACGTCATTGGCGATCTGCCAAAGGTAGAGCTGGAAGAGCAGATCGAAGAGATCGACATGCGCGTTGCGCAAGAGCTTTTAACGAAGCTCGGCTTCGATCCTGGTCCGGTCGATGGTTGGCCAGGGCCGCTCACGCGCAAAGCGGTGATGGAGTTTCAGGAGCAGAATGACCTGGAAGTCGATGGCCTGATTGGCCAGAAGACCTGGGCCGCTCTGAAAGAAAGAGGAGGTAGCTGATGGGAGCGTTCGGCGCAAAAGTCGCGCAAGTTACAATCGAGTCCGATTGGTGGTCAAAGATCAATTGGACGCAAGTTGTCGCCTGGGCATGCAGCGCGATCGCGGTCTTCTCCGGCAACAAGCTGGAAGTGGACGTGGCCACGCAGGCGCAAATCGTTCTCACGATCCAAGGCATCGCAGCCATCATCACGATCTGGCTTCGCCGCAACAGCACGACCATCACACCAACGGCCGCGGCCAAGCTTGAAAAGCAATGACGGATGAGACTTCTTTCGAAGAGCTGCTCGCGCGCCCACGTGACGATCGCCTGATCCTTCAGTTCTCAACCGCAGCACCAGACTGGCGTTTCGAGCGGCTGCCGGCACTCTGCAAGAAGTGGCCGATCAGCATGATGTTCAACAAGAACTGGGGCAGCGCCTTGATCAGGCGCGCGTGCCACTCGCCGTTCTCGCACGTCGACATGCTGATGAAGGATGGCACTCTGCTTGGTGCTAGCAACAGCCCGTTCGCGCCGTTTATTCACGGCAACCCGTGTGGCGTAGCTAGCCGCCCGATGGACTATCAGAAGTTCGCTTACCGTCGGCAGATGATCCTGGCGACCGAGCGTGCTGATGATATTCGCCGGCTGTGGTCGACGCAGCTCGGCAAGGGCTACGACAACAGTGCGATCCGCGACTTCGCCAGCGACAAGTTTCCAGGGCAACGTGATTGGCGTCTGAATGACAGCTGGTTCTGCGCCGAAGGGGTCGTATGGGCGATGGAGACCGGACACTTCTGGGGGCCTGAGCCGTTGCGCTGGCCGAAGAATCGCGTCAGCCCGACGGACATCTTGATGATGTGCATTCACGATCCGCGCTGGCTCAACCGTGACACGTTCTGGAAACCGATCCCTGGCCTCGTGCTTGGAGAAGGCGAGACCTAGTTCTGCCACGGAAAGCGGCTAAGCAATATCCAGTACAGCGCGCAGTACAGTGCGACACCAACGACGAAGAATAGCGCGCCGTCGAACATCTTTAACGCCCGACTGACCCCCGAGGGAAACCTCGGGGGTCTTTTTTGTTCAGTACGGGATTACCCAACCTGGCGGCACCCAACCCGCGGGCACGTACGGCCCGTAGAATCCGTATGGTAGCACGGCGCCGCGCGAACCAGCAAAGAACATGCAGGCCTCGGTGCCGCTGTAGGCGATCTCGCGCCGGCCGGTAAGATAGCCGAGCTGGATCGCCGACTGGATGCACGATGGCGACGCTGGCCGCGCGACAGGCACGGGGTAGAGCCCTGGCCGCATCACCGGCGGCGGCCCGTTTCTGAAGCCATCGGCGCGTGCGGGACGGTTGAACAAAGTAACGGCAATCATGATGACAGCAGCGGCCAGCGTTGCTGCAACAATTAAATTCCAACCGATAGTGCGGATCACGTTCCTTCTCCTTCTCTAAATCCTGGGGAGTTTTTCTCAATATCTCGGCCTAAGCGATCGATCAAAAGGTCCATGTCATGCCCTCTTGTTGGCGGACTGTTTCCCAACCTCAATATCTGATCTTCAGCCGTTTTTATTCTCATGCCGAGCATCAACAGTTCGTCTTGTGTTGGACGATGTCTTGCTGCTCGCCACTTTCCAAATGTCGTACGCACGTACACGCAAGTTTCGAAAAGCATGCGGCACACCGCACGTAATTCGAGTTCGTTCAATTCACGAGCCACGTTCTTCTCCTTTACTGTTGGTGTCGGGTGGCCCCCGACCAATATCTAAAATTCTCTCGACTGACTGGTTCACTTTCGATTCGAATACATTCATCTGCTCCAAGATTTGTGCGTGTTGATTTGCAATTTCATCGGTGAAGGTTTTGACTTGCGTCATGCCACGTTCGACAAGCTGGCGTAATGCAGCAACCTTCTTTTCGAGTTCTTCAACCGCAGCCATGGAAGTCTGAAACATGGAGTCTGACGACGAAAGCAGTGATGGCGTCGGCTGGATTGCTTCGCGTTGCTCGCGCACGCGTGGGGGCGCGAAGTTACGAAGATCATCCTCGACCTTCGACAACACCTCACGCAGTGGAGGTCTCACTTCTGGTCGTTCAGCCATTGCATTCTCCTTTTCGATCTTGTCAGGAACGGGAGCAGAAACAGGGCGCCAACAATGACAAAGATTGCCGAGGCCAGCGCCCAGATCGGCATGCGGTTTTCTGCGGCTTTTTGCGGTGGTGAGGCGGCTTTTTGCGGCGGTGGGGCGGCTTTTTGCACTTGTGGGGCGGCTTCCTGCGGCTGCTCCAGCAATCGAATGATGCCCCTGGTCTGCAGGTCTTCGGCCTTCAGCACCACCGGCGCTTCCTGCGGAACGGGGTCAGCCGCGGGGGCGACCAGCAGCTGCCCCGCCCGCTGCACTGACGCCTCGGAGGGGGTCCTCGTAGCACGCCAGTACAACTCAGATTTCGGCTTGCCAGGCCGGCCAACGTACCAACATTTGCGGCCGTCGATTTCGCGCCAGCTCCAATAGGCATTGCTGCCACCAGGACCCGCACTGCACTCGACCACGTCGCGCGCGAACGCGGGCGAGCTGAGCAGCAGCATGGCCAGAAGCAGGAGCATCAGCGCCCCTTGAACAGCTCGCAGATGGCGGCGGCGATCTGCAGTGCGGCCGCAGTGGCGGAAGCCTCCGCGGGTGTCAGTCGTGTTGGTTCACCATTGATATCGAAGCGGACGCGGTTCTCCCGCACCTTGGTAAGTGCGCTCTCGATGTGCTTGAGCTTCTCATCGATCGTCATGATGTAGCGCCCTGTCTATCGTTTGCGCCGCTTCAGATGTTTTCCCGATCTTAAGCTGATGGCGCGCCTTGTACATTGCACGCCTGAGATCGCGGATACGAAAGGCCTGCTTAATTGCGATGTCGGCGCTTTTCTCGCCAAACATCATCGCGCCATCGCGCTCACGCGCGAGCCTCGCTTCAGTGGGTGTCATGATCGTCGCGCTCGATGAAGTCGTGGATCAACTGCGCAAGCAGCTCGCCGGAACGTACGCCGCGAAGCTCAGCTTCCAAGATGAGCTTAGTCATCGAGTTCTTGTCGATCGGCACACGTACGCTGCTGTCGCCGTATTCCAACTTCAACCCGAAATGCTTCTCACCGTCAGTCGGTGCGCCATTAGTCAAGATCAACTTGGGCCTCATGGTTGCCACCCCTTGAGATGAAGGCGGCCTTGATTGTACCCCAACGCCGTTGTCGATGCGACGGCGGCGTAAGCTAATTCCTAGACGAGAACAAGTGACCTGCAGCGATCCGAGGGTAACGCCAATGGTCTCGGCGATCTCCTCACGTCGAGTGCCACGTTCGACTAGGTTCTTGATCTGCTCGATGCGCTCGGGAGTGAACTTGACTTGGCGCCCGCGCACGGAGGGCGCAACGAGGACGGGAGCTGGCTGCAGCATGGCTAAATCTCCTTTTTGGTTAGTTAATTCGTGTATAAAACTGGTTCACAAAACGACCTTGTGACAAAAATCACAGTCCCGCCGTCGATATGCGCCGCACCTCGGAGAGAAATCTGTGCAGCATCTTGCCCTTCAGTGCTTGGTCGGGGCATCGTCGGATCACCATCCCAGAGCAGATCGCCAAGGCGGCGACGTAATCATCGACCCTGCCGTGGGCCTCGGCGATCGCTTCGATCGTGCCGCACAACGATCCGACGCGTTTCGCGCGTTCATCATCTTCTTCATCCATCACTGGTCCGCTCCTACGAACACTCGCCTAGGCTCGCACGCGTCCGACTCTTGCAGGTCGAAGATGCCGACGGTGCACAGCTCGACCACCATCTCGGAAAACGTTTTGCTTTCCTGCACTGCCATGATCTTAATTTGCTTGAACACGTACTCAGGAAACATCACCGCAACTTTGGGATCGTGGCCCTTCTCTCGAAAGCCCTTGGGCATCGACTTCTTTTTCTTCGTCATGCGGGTTCTCCGTTAACGTCGGCGCGCCGATCTCCGGCGCAGATAACTCTAAACCTGGCGGTGGATCGAACGCGGCGTTGTGCTTCTTGGCCTTACGCGTCAAGAAAGCTTCGTGCTTCAGGCGCACCGCTTCGGCCTTGGCCTCGGCTGCCGCTTCTGCGGCTCGCGCCCGCGCGGCGCGCGCTTCGGCTGACCAGTCGGCATGCCACAGCAATGCGTGGCAACGGGTGCAGACCCTGAGATCACCGCCAGCGATCAACACCGAGGGTTCGTTGCAATCGCTGCAGCGCCAGCTCTTCGTCAACCATGGCGCCGGCGGCGCGACTGGCCGCTGAACTGGCGGCAACCGTGCAGGTCCTGCTGGCTTGCTGGGCATCATCCTGCTTTCCTGAGTTCACGGGAGACGTAGTCATCGCTACGCGGGAGCAACACCGAGACCTTATCGGCGTAGCCCGTCGGATCAGCATCATCGCCGGTGAGATACTTGTGGACGATGTACGAAATTTCGCAGCCTTGCTGCCACTGCCGAACCTGCGGGCCCTCCTCGCTTTGCTGAAGCGCGGTCAGCACGTCGAAGAATGCGTACCGGCCAACTTCATCGGAAGCGCAGCGCAGCACCCCCGCACAAAGCAAATTTTCGACGGCGAGATGTACGCCGGTGTTGGCATGTTTGTCCGATCGACGCATCAGCAGTCCAGTGATCCCGCAGTAAGCGACAACGCCCCTGGAACTGAAGAGATCGATCTTGCTACGCTCGCGCATGCGGGCGAGTGCATGCCAGGAGATGAATGCCAGCCGGCTGCGGTTCATCATGATGTGACCGTTCCGCCGCAGCATGCAGATGTAACCGCGGACGAGGATGCCTTCGAAGCCGACATTTGTCAAAGGATGCTTGGCAACTTCCCAGGTCAGCACCTCGCAGCCACCGGAACGCGAACGGCTCATGTGGCAATTGACGAAGCAAGCGGCGTCCTCCTGCGCCTTGCGCAAACGCGTGATGCCGGCCTTGAACGCGAAAACCGCCTGGCGCGGGCCACCAACTTCGGACATTGCCTTGCCCCAGGCCTGGAATGCGTCGCTCCAGTTCTTGGTGCCAGGCGCCAACAGGTGCGCACCCGCGGCCCCGCGCGCGGCGAGGTCCCGCGTCATTTGCGCGGCGAACACTCGGCCCTCGGTCGAGACGATGGACATGTCACGCCCTCTCTTCTCCGCAGATTTTGCAAGTGTCGATCAACCCCGACTTGTCAGTTTCCCAGACATGCTTGCAGTCAGTTCGTTTGAACGAGTGAAATTTCGTGCCGTGCTTATCAAGCTCGCGCAAGATTGCGATCATCGTCTCTGCGTCTGCTTCAGTTAAAAACTTGACCGCTCCATGTTCCCCCGACACCACGCTGTGCGTTCGTCTGGTCGAGAAGCCAATGCACCAATAAATGAGAGGGTTCTGTATGCGCGCGGCCATCGCACGGCAGTCAGCGGCGGCTTCGACCGCTTCATCGGTGGCCGACAGTCCTAGAAAGCGATCCGCCATTCGGTCGAGGAAGGCGCGCAGCAACTCAAGCTCGGCCTCTAGCTCCTGAATGCGCTTACCATAGGAAACGTGTTCTTCCATCTCAGCGTGGTGATCAGGATTACTCATGTCTCGCCTCTCAACCTTGCCGCTATCTCGCGGCAGTTAGCGGCTTCTTGTCTCAGATCGCGCTCTCTGAACGTGCCCGCTGCTGCATCGGCCTCGCGATCCAAGTAGTCCGCCAGTCCGCCGAGGGAGACAGCGGCCTCGGCGAGTTGTTGATGCAGCCGCCGGTTAGCTTCGATCCAATGCTGGCAGTCGCTCATCGGCGCAGCTCCGGCCGCAGCCGCGGCGCGCTCTCGGTGCCGGTAATCCGGCCGGCACCGTCGCGGAACGTGGTGGTGCCATTGGCGTCCCTGGTGGTCGTCTCGGTGATACGGCCCGAGCTGTCACGCCACGTGCGCGTCCCGTTGCTGTCGGTCGACGACGTGCCGATGATCCGGCCGCTGGCATCCCGCAGCGTCGTGCTTTGGGCTGACGCTGCGATGGTCGCAACGAAGAGGAACACGATTGCGTAGAGCGGCTTCATAAGCTTCCTCCCTGTACTGACGACGGCTATCGTCATCAAAAAGTTTTCTGCACTGTGCACGGATATGCTGTGGCACGTCAGTGTAATGCACACGGGTGATGGGCTCAGGTTTGCGGGGCACGACCGACCATCGCAGCAGATTAGGTGGAGAAGTTTTTGCTGTAGGCCTTTCGGCAATGTAATAGTAAGAGCCATTGATCAACTCACTGATGAACATTCTTCATCTCCAATACGATCGACAACGGCGCCGATGATGGTCGACGGTGTGTTGTCGTGGTTACGCGTGATGGCGTGCCGAATCACCTCCAGCGGCACCCCGTGCTGCAAAGCGAGCGAAAGTAAGATCGCGCCGTCACGCGCGGTCGCGTCTAGGTCCGATCCGGCCTTGGCGCCGGAGATGAAAACTTCGCCGATGCGCCTGTCCTGGTAATAGCCAAGGCTGACCTGGAAGGTGGTGTTCTGCCCTCCCCACTGCATTTCGAAGCTCTCAGAGTGTCGACGGTTGGGCAGGGCTTCGCGCGTGCTCATTTTAATCTCTCCTTTAAGAGGGATTTCAAGCCTAACTTAATTTTTCGAGGAAAGCAATTGCGGCGGTCGACAGCCTTGAACGGCAAATGAGCGTTATCGGGAGAGCGAGAAACCGCAGGCTGTCTTTCTGAGAGCCGACCCCACCGCTGGCCAACCGGAGTACTATCTCGATCCCGATCAGTAAATCAGCTCGCTAGGATAACCCTTGAAATACTGGCCGCGCACGCAGCCGATCATGTCGCCGAGGTCCCAGAACTCGAACTGAGAACGGTGCTCGCGAATGTACTCGATGCGCTCCTGCCAGTCGAAGCAGTTTGCCCAGGTCTGGTCAGCATGCTCCTGCTCTAGATTGCTGAGATGCTCCTCATCGAGGACAGGGTAATCCTTCAGCTTGTCCTTGATTTCGTCCGCGATGCGGAGCGCCTTGTCGCTCTCGTCCGAGCCATCGGCCTCGATCGCGATCCACTCGACCCAACCGACAAGCCAATGGCTCTCGCGCACGAGCGTGATGACGTCGCTTTCGCCACCAAGCTCACGCAGCATGCAGACGAAGTTCGACTCTTCCAGGGCGTCGCTGTCACGCGAATGTCCAACGCCGGCGCCGTAGTGGTTCGGCCACGTTGCACCGAAATAATGCTCGGGCAGCGTCCAGCGCTTGAGGTTCTTTGGTTCGTACATTTGAGTTCTCCATTGTTAGAAAAACCAAGTCAGCAACATCCAGGCGAAGACCATGCACAAGATCACGGCTGGAATTGCTAGCCAGTTCGAGGTGTACCACGTCAGCCCTACGATCAAGACGAAGGTGTAGAACACCAACGTGGCGGTGGCGTACTTGCGCGATGGAAAGATTACCATCGCGATCAGGTCCATGATGCGATCGTACCAAAAAAGCAGGCCCGATTTCTCGGGCCTGTTACCATTCGTAGATTGTCGCACGGGCTTAGGCCACTTGGCGTTTGCGCCGATAACGGTTGAGACCGATCATCCCGCCGAGCGCCATGATCAGGCCAGGCAGGCCGGCGCCGACGATCGGGCCAGGCACAGTCGATATCCTCGTTTCCGGTCCCGTTCCGAAGCTGAACTCAACGGAGTTGATGCCGGTGAAGGTCGTGACACCGCTGAGGTCGAGATGGATCGCCAGCGGCCCAGACACCACGAACGGGTCAAATTGCCCGCAGACCAGCGAGCAAGCACCGGAGAAGTCGGTGCCAGTCGGCAGCAACAGTTGGCTCGGCTGCCCACCACCGAGGGCGGACATGTAGATGATGGTGCCGCCGCCAGTGATGCTAAAAGTCCCCGTACCACTGTCTGGGGGAACCGTACCTAGCCCGACCCACCGCAACGGATCACCAGCAACATTGACCGCGGTACCGCCGTCAATGTTGGCAAGCTGGCCAGTAGCGGTTCGGCCGAGCAGGGTGCCCGCCGAGCTGTCGAGAACAATCATGAAGTCGCTTAGCGTCTGACCGGCACTGTGAATGTCGGTCGAGTTGAGTGTGTTGCGCAGAACAATGTCAATCGAACCATTGTTCGTCGTGACATCGGCCGAAGCGGCAAGCGCTCCGTCGCTGCCGGTCCCTGTCACCGAGAACGAGAACATGTTCGCGGCAGCGGGTGATGCGAGCGCCAAACTTATGCCCGCGGCAAGTAGCAGTTTTCGCATGTATGCTCCTTTGCAAGGGTTCCACCCAAGAAGAACCTTCACGAAGTAGCTCGATTAAACCAGCGCTATTTTTTAGACAACGCTTGAAAATTAACGGGACGCCTGCGTTCGCGAGAAAATGCGGTGAGAGGCTTGCTCTCACCGCACTTGCTACATTTTGATTTCCTCATGGCTCGCGGCTCAATCAGGGACGAAATTGAAGTAAAAGCGGGGGCTGTGAACAAACTCCAGCGAGCCCTTCGCGCCGTCGCTCTTGCGAGTGACGACAACGAACGGCGCCATGAAGCCGTGCACGATGAAGTCGCGGCTCAGCGCCGCGGTGTCCCACAACGACCCCGCTTCCGCGAAGTCGCGCGCGACTTGTCCGCTCTTAATCATGTTGCGGCGGACGCTTTCGGTTTCGTCTTTCATTTGAGTTCTCCTTTCTCACGTTAGATACTCTTGCACGTCATCCCACCGATCTGAGATCGCCTGCAGCTTTTCCTTGTTAGCGTCTTCGCGTGCCTGTGCTGCATTCCACGCTCTTCGATCGATGAGGCCTTCGATGTTGGTGCGGATAAGCTGATCGATCACGGTCGGATTAAGAGCATCAAGCTCCCATGATTCGTTTCCGAAACGGTCGATGTAGCCTGCCGCCCGACTGTCAGTCTCTTTTGCGGGATTAGGCGGCGGATTGTATTGCTGGACTTGATCCATATTGAGCGCGAGCCGTCGCACTTCGAAGCCGGCAAAGAGCGAAAACATTCGCACACGATCAGTGTTGTCGCGTGTCATATCGATGCCACTCGGATCGTGATCGCCGAGGTGAAAGATGATCGGAATTTGCCCGCGACGCTTAAGATTGCGGAAGCGTTGACCAGCCTCATACTGAGAACTCTGCGAGGCGTAGCCGCGACAAGCGAAGTAGCTCGTGCGCAGCTCGTTGCATGCAGTTTCGATGACACCGACCAGCGCGTCCTTCTCGATCCACACTTCGGGGCGATACTTCTGCCCGCGCCACAGGTCTTCCTTGTACTGGCGCGCGCACGCCTCGACGATGTCCTCGGGCGCGTCCCAAGAATTGACACTGCGGACGTAGCGGGTGCGGTCCTCCATCATGGCCCAGTCGATGAGACCGGCCAAACGCGCATCGTTCACGATGCCGCCGAGACGGGCGTACTCAGTCTGCTTGTTGGGGATGAGACCACGCGCGACAAACTGATAGTAGAGCTGCCGCAGCGTGAGCACGAGCCCTTGCTGCTCGTACTCCTCCAAGATGTCGTTTGCCTTCTCGATGATGTCGAGGCTTGATTGACGAAATTTCTTTTCGATGAACGTCTCTTTAGCCATTTGAGTTCTCCATTGGAGCATCGGTGCTCCTAAAGCTGATGGGCCAGATTCGGATTGAATGTGCGGGGCGATGAAAAATAAAAGCGAGACCGCACCACCTTCAACGCCACCGGCAGGCCTTACTCAGCAGCTCCAGTGGTGCGGTCCCTACCCTGGTTCACAAGGCGCCTCGTGCCAGGGGTCTCAGTTGATAAACACCAACTCGGACTGCGAGCGGGTGACCGCAACATAAGCAAGATTGTCTTCCTGCTTTAGTTGCCATTCTTGCCGCGCGTACGGTGACGGGCACCGGCGTGCATGCTCGACCAGCATCACCCGCTGCCATTCACGGCCCTTCGAGCGATGATAGGTGCAGAGTGTCAGCAAGCCGGCTTTCGTGACATCGTCGGCAAACAGCTCGTTGACGAACACACGCACGTCATCGAGGCTGGCCGCGCCGGATCGCTGCTTCGACACCTTGTCCTGCACCGCGGTGCAGATGACGCGCAACGTGTCACAGCGATCAGCGATCTCCCCAACTTTGTCCTCTTTACCCTTGGCGATGGCCTTCTGGGTTTCCCGAGCTTGCCAGTCTTCGAGCTTGTCGAGGAAAGCGGGGACGGTCGACACGGTCTTCCAGCGATCAACCAGACGCAGCAGCCCGTTGCCAATCTCGCGGCCCTCGACCTTGCAAGCCACGCCGCGCCGAATGAGCGCGTAGGCCTGCTCGACCAAGGGAGCGGTGTTGCGGCACAAGATGCTATCGGTCGGCCGCAGCTCGGCCGGCAGCTCGGTGGCTTGCGTCACCGTACCATCGACCGCGCCGTCGGCAGCCTGGATGTCCGGCACGTACCGCTGCGCCAACTTGACGACCGCCTTGGGGCAGCGCCAGGTCATGGTGAGCGGCAGCACCTCCGCGTCCATCTCGTCGATCAGCTCGTCGAGCGCATTGGCGGAAGCGCCGGCAAAGCCCATGATCGCCTGCCGATCGTCACCGACGACCATCAAGCGGCCGTTAGGCTTCAAGAACTTTTTGACCAAGGCACGGCGGGCACGCGAAGTGTCCTGCGCCTCGTCAAGAAAGATCAGGTCCTTGCCGAACCGAACGACAAGGTTGTGCACGAGCGGGAATAAGACCATGTCGTCGAAGTCGACGATGTCGGTCTTGTCCAGCGACTTTTCGTAGATCGTCTGCGCAGCCTCGATCACCTTATCCATGTCGGACGTGTTGTCGAAACCGTTGACGCCGTAGTGCGCAGCCATCTCGTACCAGGCGTGCGTGTCGCGTATCTGCACGTCATCAAAGAAGCCGAAGCCTTCGAGCTTCGCGAGATGCACGAGATCGCCGATCGCGCCGAAGAACTTGTCGAACACCGGCGCGTTCTCCGCACGCAGAAGATCGCGAACCTTGTAGTTGTCGACCTTGACGCCCTTGAACGCAAAGCGCACGAGGCCAAAGCCGAGGCTGTGCGTGGTGACGGCCTGGCACTGCTTCCAGTCGATGTTACGCTTTTTCAGCTTGCCTTCGATCTCGACCTGGATCGCCTTGCCGAAGGCGCAGATGGCAACTTCGTGCGTCGGGTGCGCGTCGATGTAGGCGACCGCGGCTTCGAGAATGGTGCTGGTCTTGCCAGTGCCGGCGCGGGCGCGCAGGCACTTGTGGCCACTGCCTTTGACGACAGCGTCGACAAACGCGACCTGTTGATTAGTGAGCTTCATTTGAGTTCTCCAGGGTTGCGGGGGATATTGTGAAGGGGCAGGGACGTCCCTGCCCCTCGGGCAATATCTCACGTGCTGAAATCAAACAGCGTTGAGAGTAGCGGCACCTCGGTTTCTTTCGAGATGCGAGGCACCCGATAGGTGTAGCAGTCGGCGCAGACGAACCACTCAACGCTGTTCTTGCCGACTTCGACGCGGTTCAGCTCCCGAAAGCGCTTCCCGCAGCAGTCGCAATTACGCAGGTTCATGACTTGCTCCGCTTGTTCAGCGCCACGTATTCGGCGCGCGTGATCTCGACCGTCGGCGCGACTTCACAGAACTCGGGAGTACGATCCCAACGCGCACTGGTGGAGGCCTTGCGAGCGAGCTGCTCGCTACCAGAGAAGCCACTGGTGCCCCAGCTAATCAGTTCACCAGGCTGGGCGCGGCCTTCCTTCACCATCCAGTCAGCAGCCACGTAGTGGCCGTGGACTCGATACGCGTGAGTGTATTTGCGGCCGGCGGTCGAACGCGTGAGCGTCGTGCCGTCGCTGAAGTTTGCTGCATAGTAGGTCGTCATTTCAATTACTCCGTTCGTGCGAGCTTGCTCGCGGTGAGATTGAGGATGCCGGCGTTGCGGTTCCAGGCGACGGCAAGTTTTCTGTCTTGCCAGTTCGCCTGGACATGCTCGCCTTTGGCGTAGCAGATGTGTTCGAGCGCATAGAGCACGTTTGCCAGGCCGACCTTGTCGACCATGCATTCGAGCGCGACCATGGCGTCCGAACCTTCTTCGAAGTAGGCGCTCATGCGGGCACCTTGATCTTGCCGGTACGAGCAACAACGCGAACCATCGTCACCGGCGTGACATTGGTGTGCGCGCGGATGAACTGCGGGGAGAGCTTCTCCCGCACAGCGTCCATGTCGAGCGTCTCGCGCTCGGTCTCGCTGACCGTGGCACGATACAACTCGCCCTCATAGGCGCCGGCGCCGTTCTCAATCAGAATGGCCTTCAGCTCGGCCTCCTCGGCCTTGAGCGCAGCAAGCTGCGCCTTGACCACGCCGAGGCGGTCAATGGTGGGGGACAGGTTGTTCATTTGAGTTCTCCGTTATTCGACAGAAAGACCATCGGCAACCATGCCGTCGACGATGGCAGCGACGTAGCGAGCCTCGACGCAAAGCGACGGGCCCATCCACATGTAAGGCTCGGCCTCGATGTGGTTGGCCATCCACTCGCGCGCCGTGACAGAGACCGGCGTGAGCGTGCAGATCGAGCCGTGATTGCAGAAACGAACGTCCATTTGAGTTCTCCAATTTAAGTGGGGGATTGCCAGGCTGGTCACCCTGGCAGGAGGCCGACAGTATGTTGTTCGCCCCGTCGGCTCGGCTCCGTACTTCTGAGGTACCGAGCGGCTCCAGATCATTGGCCTTGCCGGACAGGCGAAAAGCTTAATCCAGTCGGCCGCTCAGCACTTCGGAAATACGAGAGAGCCCGCAAAACGTTGTCTCAGAGCGAGACAATGTTTAAGCGGGCCCCCGTGTGTCTCGATATTTCTTCTCGCCTCGACACTCGGGCCCTATCTGCTATTTTTGATCGAGCAGTTCGATCCCCCTTCGTTGAGTGCGCGAGTTGGAGCAAAAGGGCTAGGCTGCCAGCACGCGCGACCGCTCTTGTGTCGGTCCTCCGCGGATAGCTTACCGCCTAGCGCACCCCTCCTCGGGGGGCACCCATCCGCGAGCGTGCTTGCGAAAACCTGGTGCCCCTGGACGTAGCTCCGATCGGGGACCTAGGCACCGCGCGGGCCTGGGGGGTGGACTGCTCGGCAACGTGCCGCGGCCACCCCCGAAATATGGCTGAAACGGGCCCAATTGTCAAGGTTTCCTTGAAAATTCTTGTAGGGAAAGAAGTCCTTGATTTTAGGCCTAAATTTAGAGTAAAGGGAAGCATGAAAAAACCAGACCGGCGCGGACGCAAGCGCATCAACCCTCTGCACCCCGCAGTGCGTCGGGCGATGAGGGACAACGGCGGAACGTTAAAAACACTCGCAGACAAGCTAGGGATCACACCTCAAGCACTTGCGATGTGGGGAAAACACATTCCGCTTCATCACGTTAAGGCCATCGCAAGGATGAGCGGTATGGATCGAAAGAAGCTCCGACCAGACATCTTTAGTTGAGTCGGGCATCCGACTTAAAGGTTGTAAAAACAATTTCAAATTGAACCTGACGCCAAAGTCGAGTACATCGCTCTGGCGGCGACAAGTGTATTGGAGTCAAATGGATGGCTAAACGAAGGAAGAGCAAGCCGGCCTGGCGCTGGCGTCAACCAAACGACCTAAGCCCAGGCCTACGATTGGCCGTCGAAGCAGTCGGCGGCAACATGTCTGAGCTAGCCCGAGCCCTTGATATTACACCGCAAGCCGTGAGCCTGTGGGATGACATCCCGTTCCGACGCATCGTTGCGATCGAACGAGCGACTAAAGTCCCACGCGAGCGCCTGCGGCCAGACCTATATCGGCGAAGGTCGGCTTGAATTAACTTGAATTGAATTTCCGGCCGATCTACTTTTCGGCCCATGACAACTCGTGGCGCCGATTACCCTCGCATAGCGAACGACGACTACCCTACTCCACCAGAGGTGACGCGGGCCCTGTTCGATAACATCGAGCTGGGCCCGTCTATTTACGACCCCGCGTGCGGGCGTAAGAAGAAAATCCTGAAGGTCGCCGCTGAGCGCCATTACGACGCCGACGGCAACGACATCATTTTCGGCCGCGATTTTCTCAAGGCTCTCGTCCCCATCGGAGCAAGCATTGTCACTAACCCACCGTACGGCGATCGCCGCGGCACTCTTGCGCTACGCTTCATTGAACAGGCGCTCGTCCTCACCGAGCTTTACTGCGGACAGGTTGCCATGCTGCTGCCGGTTGATTTCGACAGCGGCAAGACCCGCGCGCACGTGTTCCAGCACCGTACCTTCATGCGCAAGCTCATCCTGCTCGATCGCATCCGGTGGTTCGACGGGCAGTCAGGATCGACGAACCACGCGTGGTTCATTTGGGACTGGGCGCACAGCGGACCACCGACCATCAAATACATCAGGATCAATCATGGGGATCATGAGCCGGCGCAAAGGCGCACGCATCGAGCTGGACGTTCTGCACGAGCTGCAGGACGCCGGCATCATGTGCGAGAAGCTGTCGTACGCGTACCGTAAGACGCACGACATCCGCGTGGTGCTGTTCGACAAGCATCTCAAAATGGAGGTGAAGTGCCGCGCTAAGGGCTTCGCCACCATCTACAACTGGCTCAAGCCGGTTGATCTCCTGGTGCTGCGGCGCGACCGCAGCGAGGCCCTGGTCGTGATGCCGATCTCGACACTGGTCGAGCTGACCAAAGGGAAGCGAGAATGATCATCACACGCGACATGGAGACCCGCAGCACCGTCGACCTCGAAGAGGTTGGCGTCTATCTCTACGCCACGCATCCGACCACCGAGGTGCTAACTTACTGCTATTGCGTCGACGATGGACCGGTGCAGGTCTGGCACCCTGGCGTGGAGCCGGTGCCCAAGGTGTTCTTCAAGGCGACGAAGTGGGTCGCGCACTTCGCGCAGTTTGAGACCCAGATCGAGCAGCACATTCTCACGCCGCGCTACGGCTTTCCCGAAGTGAAGATGGAGCAACAAGTCTGCACCATGGCGCAGGCGAACGCGGTGGCACTCCCTGGCAAGCTGGAGAAGGTGGCTAAGGCAATCAACAGCGAACACCAAAAAGACGAGGCCGGCGCGCGGCTGATGATGCAAATGGCCAAGCCGCGCAAGCCGAAGAAGGGCGAGGACCCCAACGGCATCTACTACGTCGACACCCCCGAGAAGCGCGCGCAGCTCGATGAATACTGCAAAATGGACGTCGCCGCGACGCGTGAAATCTATCAGTCGCTGCCCGATCTCACGGAACAGGAGCAGCAGATTTGGCTGCTCAGCGAAAGCGTCAATGACCACGGATTTCATCTCGACCGCAACCTAGCAAAAGCCGCGGCCAAGATCGCCGAGGAGATGAAGCCGCGCATCAACGACGAGCTGACCAAGATTACCAACGGCATCATCACGGCGTTCACACAGGTACCGCGCATCACCAAGTGGGTTCGGCAGCACGTCCCCGAGATTAAGTCGCTCAACAAGGAAAAGCTCGGCGAACTGCTCGATGGTGATCTCCCAGACCACGTGCGCCGCGTGCTTGAGCTGCGCCTGTTAGGGGCGCAGGCGGCCGTCGCTAAGGTCGGCGCCTTGCTGCAGCGTCGCTCTCCCGACGGCCGCGTGCGCGGATCATTCGTCTATCATGCCGCCGGCACTGGTCGCTGGTCGAGCCGTGGCGCCCAGGTGCATAACCTCAAGCGCCCGCTGACCAAGGAGCTGCAGAAGGCAATCGAGGTCATCGGCAGCGGCGACACCGATCTTGCCCAGCGCACCTATAACAACCCGCTCAGCGTCATCGGCGATTTGATCCGCAGCATGGTCATCGCCGCGCCTGGTCATGTGCTGATCGGCGGCGACTTCAGCGGCATCGAGGCACGCGTGACGGCCTGGATTGCCAAAGAAGAGAGCAAGCTTGAGGTCTTCCGCAAGTACGACGCCGGCCTGGGGCCCGATCCTTACATCGTCGCGGCCAGCACCATCTTTGGCATGCCTACGAACCAGATCGGCGAGGAATCGCCGCAGCGACAGGTCGGCAAGGGCGCTGAGCTGGCGTTCGGTTTCCAGGGTGGTGTGAATGCCTACAAGCGCTTCCTGCCAGGCACCAGCAACATCAAGTCGGACACGCAAGTACAGGCGGTCTGGCAGGCAGAACACAACACGCGCAGCGGCAGCGAAGCTGCAGCGGTAGCCGCGGCGGTGGCGGCCAACGTCAACATCAACTTCACCGATGAAGAGATCGAGGAGATCAAGGTTAAGTGGCGCGCTGCGCACCCGCGCATCTGCTCGCTCTGGCACAATCTCAAGAACGCGATCGAGTACGCGGTGGACCGCAAATACACCGAGGACGATCCAGCAGTCGTGCGCGATCGCATTCGCATCTGGTTCGAGGGTGGCTTCATGTGGATCGAGCTGCCAGGCGGGCGTCGCCTCGCATACCCGCATGCGCGCTATGGCCGCTCCATGCCGATGGGGAAGAAGTCCAAGTTCGTGACGTTCGGCACCAAGTGGGGGCCGGAGGGCGTCGTGTTCAAGGACAACGCATCGGGCGCCTGGAACGACACCCGCATGTACGGTGGCCTGGCCACCGAGAACATTGTGCAGGCGATCGCACGCGACTTGCTGGCCGAGGCTATGCTGCGCGCCAAAGCCGCGGGCTTCGAGATCGTCGCTCACGTGCATGATGAGATCGTGATCGAGGTGCCGGAGAGACAGGCGGAGTTTGCCAAGGCACGCTTCGTCAAGCTGATGTCGCAGTCGCCAACATGGGCTGATGGCCTGCCGATCAAGGTCAAGGCCTGGATCAACAAGCGATACATGAAATGACCGACCCGTTCGAGGATTTCGCCGATCGCAATTCGACCGCGTACAATCG